CGACGGACGATGAAGTCGTCATAGTCAGACTTCGTGATACCAATCTTGCGTAGGGCAGAGGTGGCAGAGTCGCGTGTGTTGTATTGGGTGGCGGTTGACATGTCCATGGTAAGGTCCTCAGCAGGTTAGTTTACGACTCAATAACGTCTAGACCAAGAGCATTAGCAACTTCAGAAGCCCACTCGCGAGCTTTGACTTCATTAAGTTCTTCTGGCACACCATACCCAAGCTTTGGTTTAGTGAAAATCTTGGTGTTTCCTGAAACAATGCTAACAGTGTAAGTCTTTGGCGTGTGAATTTTATTCTGAAACATGAAAGACTTAGGGTTAGAGCTTTGTTTCAACTCGATGTACTTTTCCATGATGTTCCTCAGCAGGTTGGTTCGCACATCCGGTATTGTTTGTGCGTAGGTGTATTGTACATCACATTTATGGAGTTGTAAACAGTTATTTTCAACTATTTGAATTTATTTAGTAGCCAACCACATCTTTGTACATCTGAATCGCTTGCCTGAGGGCCTCGATGGTTTCTGTATAGCGACGCGCTTTGTTCCTGCAGCGGCGAGCTGACTCGGTAAGCTTCATCTTCTCCATAGACAGCCCAGTATCAATGTGGAGTTTTGCCAAAGCTTCATGGTTACGGATGTAGGCTTCGATTAATTTCACTGTGATTGCACCACATTTCAACTTCGAAAGAGTTGCGTTGCAGATTCTGATTTGATACACATTCATAATGATACCACCGTTGCTATAAGCATAAACAATATCACTGTTGGAATAACACCCAACCATCCGAAGACGGTGGTCATCATAGATATGATGGCGACAGTTAGAAGCATTGACATGATCACCAGAATCATGTTCATGGCTTAGCTATTCCAAGTTGCTGGGTCAATGGTCTCAGACTCACCCCAAGTGCATGGTCCACACATGTCACCCTGGTAGACAACTTTGCCATTCTTGACTGCTGTGACAACAGGAGTTTGCTCACAGTTAATGCACTTGCGTTTGTAGTCTGGTTGGTAAGAGTCAATGACGATAACATCATTGGCCTTTGGCTTCTTAGACGAGCTCATCTGGCACCTCCACTTCATCACCCAGCTTTGACACAATGAAACAGCGCGTGGCTGCAATCAATGGTGTTGCTCCATCTGCATAACAGAGCTCCTCAGTAGATCTTGTGTCATTGCTCATGCATGAGTACCAACCACTTTCACCGGCGACTTCACCATCACTTGACAGAGCGAGTTCAATCTTGTATTTTTCAATGATTGGACCTCCTTGAGCCCAGTCAGTGGAATAACACCCCGCATGTTGCTGATACTCAAGGTACCAATTCAACCAATTGACTTCATCTCCCAAGCATTTCGCCACCAGCCAGTCGATTTGGATGTTTATGGACTCTGATACTTTGATCTTCATTACTTGTTCTCCTGTTACCGTGCTACAACGTTGACAGCTTCTTGCCATGCAGCCCACGCAATCTCTACGTAATACGTGCGATCAGTGTAGGTACTTCCATTCCACATATCTCGTACGCGGTCAGCGCTAAGGTCCACATACTTTGCAAACCATTGTTCAAATCGTTTTGACATTCTGTTTCACCTTTGCATCAATCTGAGTTACACACTTTGCACACCCAGCGTTTCATTCCAAACACGAACCTCATTCCGCTGCCAACTTAGGTGTGAGCAGGCTTGAGGCATTTGTTGCAGTTCCTAGAGATCGCATGACCTCCAGGATGTCTGTCTTTAATGGTTGGGTCCAATGCTACACCTTAAACAATTTCGCACTGATGCAAGCTCCAGGAAACAAGTCCATAGCATGGAGGATTGCATCGATGCTGCAAGTCTGAGAGTCGAGGTAAATCAAAGCGCCAACATGGACGAGGTAGATTTTCACAATTGTTTCTTTAACAATTCGCGTTTGAAGCCTGCACGAGCTTTCTTTTTCCAGATACGGTGAGATTCATTCTTACCGCGGTCTGCTTTACTGCAGCGATCAGAGCTAGAAAACCCAAAGTATTTGATGTCAGCTTTGTCTGGGTTCTCAGTGTCTTTGCGCCTAGGCACTCCGTATGGTTTCATAGCAATCCTTAGCAAGTTACGTTGAAATGGAAATGCACTTGGGCATTGATTGCGCGCTGGCCGACGAACACTGGGAAGAAGCGTCCGTCCTCAGTTCTCTGCAGGAAGTAAACCAGATTGTCGTTCGATGCTTCTGGATACTTCTTCTCGACGGCCTTGACAGCGTTAGCTTCAGTGGCGTAGGTCTTGTTCGGTTCAAGTTTGAAGAGTCTTGCCATGATGTTCCTCAGCAGGTTGGTTGTTGATGAAGCAATTATAGCGCACATCTACCTACTTGTAAACACTTATTTGTGAGCAGGTTTAAATAAGATGCCTAGAACTCGCTGCCAAATAGTAGGCTTTGGCTGGTCAGCAGTGTATCCACCATATGTGCCGGCGTACTCATCTAAATTGATACACGGCGGCTTCGCAACTGGTTTCCCAGCTGTGTAAGCCACGACATAAAACCAGTCAAGAATTTCAGTGATGTCTTGATCAACACCATGCGTGAGATGTATCTTGTATACAACACCACAAACTGGGTATGTAGCATCTTCTGGTGGCACACTTTTTCCCCATGGTTTGTCAAGGACCCTCCAGATTGTTTGAGAGTCCAATTCAAAAGGACATTTGATACTCATATCATGCTCCAATCATCAAGTTCTGTTGAGCGCCCATTGGACGATGGATGGATTCGCCAGACCCAGCTTCAAGGCCAGCTTGGTATCCAGCAGTACTGTACCTTTGGACCCGGTTCTTGGCCTTGCCAATTGTCTTCTCTTCAACGTGGTCAGTGATCATCTGCTTAGTTTCTTCGTCCAGGGCAAAAGCGTGAACTGTTTTGGAGACTTCGTTCACCCAACCAAGGCAAAACCCATTGAGCTGAGTTGATTTGTAGGCCCGAGGTGTATACTTCATCAAGGTCTTGGAGAACTCAGTCTTGGCCTTCAACAGTTTCCGCTGCATGACTTCAGCTGTGTACTGTGCCAGTTCAGTCTGGCTTTTCAGGCCAATGAAGACGTATTTGCCGTAGACGTCAGTCATCCAACTAGCACTACATTCCCACATCAGTTGGCAACCGAAGGCTTTTGCCACGGTGTTCATGAGACTCAGTTAGCAAGGATTGACCTTGCTAACTGAGACTTTGCTGCTGACTTGGACTTCACCAATGTCAGAACGCTTGACATCAATCTGGCCGATGCCGTGAAGCTCCATGAGTTTCTGAGCTTGGCGCATGGCCGCAGCTGCTTCATGTGGCTCTGAGCTCGTCGCAAGAGCGAGACACTTCTTGATCTTGCCAAGAATCTTTTCGTCTGGTTGTGTTGTCATGATGTTCCTCAGCAGGTTGGTTGTTGATGAGGAAATTATAATGCGCATCTACCTGTTTGTAAACACTTATTTGCAAGCGCTCAATACTTTTTTCTGCGGTCTGGAGCTGGTGGTGAGTTCAGATGGTCCTGAATCTCATTCAGTTTAGCGGCTTCCCACTTTATCTGGTTGCGCACTATATAGAAGCGGCTGACCTGCTTCTTAGTTGCAATGGTTCTACCTTGGAGTGCATACCAAACGCCAACACGGCGGAGTTCTCGACCAAGACCATTGGCTGTGACCTTGCTCCGTCCTTCTGGATCGTAGAGAGCCAAAAGTTCTTTGTTGGTGTACAGGTCGTAGTGCAAAGCAACTTGGCCAACCTTCAGAACCTCTTCTGGGTTAGACAGAAGCATGTTGACCCATTCACCAAGGTCTGATCTGACGTCAGCGATCATCCGCTCCTTGGACTCAGTGCGAAGAGCAGGAGCTGCTGGGTTGAAGGCAGAGCAGTCTATCTCGGTTTTGAGATAGTGAAACAAGGCAGATGGACCGTCTCCATGCATCCACGTATCGTACTTTTTGTAGAATGCCTCACTAAGTGGAGCCGCAGTTATTTCATGGACGAAAGAGCGTCGGTCATCGTCTTCCAAGAAAAGTGCAGTTGGTCCATTGGCCGTAAAGTAATAGTTGATGCAGTCAGGGATGACGAAGGTTTGGACGTGCTTGATGTTAAGACGAATTTCACTTTGGGTAATGAGCTTCTTGAGCCGGTCTGAGTCATGGCGTTTGTCTGTACCTGTGACGTCGTCTCCCATGACGAACTGCTTGTTCTCGGCCCACTCATTGAAGTCTCCATCAATGTTCTTTTGATTGAGTTCAGTGAAATTTCGTCCATAGATCTTTCCCAGCGTGTATCCAATAAGGGACTTTCCAGTTCCGTGTCTAACTCCCCACAATAGGACTGAAGTGAACAGCTTAGTCCCTGGGAATTGAAGAGGGTACGCAAGCCATCGAAGAAACCAAAGTTTTGCCTCATTAGATGCTCCTGTGAAAAGATGATCTACCAAGTCGGTGAATGGCTTCACACTTCCTTTTGCTGGTTCACAACCCCAACCTGGCCATGTGTTCCACGCTGACTGGTAAGTTCCTGGGCTAATAATTTGCTCTTTGCCTGGGTAGTATGTAAGTGTTTCTACTGCGTGGCGCAAAGGCCACCTGAGCCAGTAAAGTCCTGCGGCCACTGCTCGAATGGAAACCGCACCTTTCGCAGTGAGATATTGCTCAGCTATCTCAGACGTGGTTTCAGAGCCGGTGAAGGCAGATGGGCTGATTTTCTGTCCAGTGGGTTTCTTGAGGATGATGCCTGGGTTATGGATGAAGATGTATTGCTCGTTGTATCTGAAGAGTGGCTCGATCGCAGTCAGTAATTGAGCAGCTCCTGCTTTGTAAGTCTCAAACTCCTCAACGTTCTTTGCCACCAGGAAGTCATCAAGCCCAGTTTTGCCAAGACCTTCGATATCGGGCATGGGTAGCACATATGGACGTGCACCTCTACGCTCTAAGGACTTCGCAATCTCATTCGTGGCGTTGCAGACATTCTCATTGGTCCGTGTGTCTGAGTCGAAGCAGATGAAAACAGGACGCTTTACCCAGTTAACCGTTTCTAACTCTGTCAGCCATAGAAGACCGTGCCTAGCGCTTTTGAAGGAGTGCACACCTCCAAGACCAATGGTTGGTAAACCTTCTTTGCAGGCCTTAGCAGCTTTGAGTTCGCCCTCAGTAATGATGATAGGCTCATCAGGATCATCTAGGATCTTCGACCAGTCGACGTTCGATGGGAAATACGCTGCAACTCCAGAATCCTTTGGCTGAAGATACCTGACAGGTTTCTTAGTAGTCTGAGCTGCGAACCCAGCAGGATCCTTGAGAGTCCTGATGCGCTGGTACGCTGGGTAACCTGGTTTGAAATGGGACGCTTCGCCTGTGCGAGGATCCATGTAGTTGAAGACTAGAACCGGAACATCTGGGTAGATACTGTCTACTTTATTACCGTGTTCGTTCCAAGTGATATTGAGAATCTTAGCGTCGGCCAGTGTGAGGCCGGATGATTCTAGCTTTTCAGCTGCTAGTTGTTTTGCATCAGACATGCAAGTTCCTGAATAAGGGTGCCAACGCGTCGGCAATTTGCTGAGGACCACCTGTTTGGGTGGCGAAACGAATTAAATCGAATGACCACCTTTACTGACGCGCTGACGAAACCGATTGTATGTCGAATTCTCCGCGGTGGAGTTTTTCTTTATACTCCTTTTCAAAGCGCTCCAGATCTTCAGGACCCATCTTTGAACAGACATGGATGCCATCTTGGAGCCCCTTTTTCTTACCCATATTGGTAAATTCTGAGTGGTTTCGTTCTCGCTCGTAATGCCTTCCGCTCGAAACTCGGACCTTTATGGACGTTTCTGATACCCCCATGAACTCAGCAGCCTCGGACAATGTAGCCTCTTTTGGCAAGGAATGACCCTCAATCCAAACCCAATAGCGAGGCATATTGAGTCTTTTTAGCGTTCCTGCTTTACTTATGTTGGTGCGCGCGGACTCAGTTCTTGCACCTGTGTACAGGCCACAACGATTAAACATGAAGTTATTTTCGAGCCCAGTTATCTCGCACAGATCTGTGATCTGCGTGGATAATTCTTTGCGTGTCTTGAGTGGGATGCGTTTTAACACATCGAACAGTGACTCTCTGATTTTTGCGTCCATATACATTCCAAACTGGATAAAGGTAATAAGTATCGAGTATTCTAGTACCTAAAACAGCTTCTAACACCACAATAACAGAATAGCGCGAATTCTGAGCCAACTTACCAGAGTAAGAATGTATTTAGCATCTCTAATATCTATATATATTAGAAAAGCTAAGCTACTTCTTTTAAAGAGAAGTTGACCTATTATTCTCGTAATTCTGTTAGAAGTGTTTGCATTCCGCTATTGCTGGTATTTGTGGATATGAGACTCCCATAAGACGCGAGACCACAAATGCATCTCTTCCGATTGCTGTGCGCATGGCACTGAGGACTTTGTGACACGTGGAATAACGTCTTCTTTCGCCAGTCCGCCCGCATAGTGGTGGGCACCAAGTACAATGCCCTTTGTTCATCACAACACGAGGATCACACGTGGCAACAAAGACAAAGCAGCAGCCTGCACAGCCTGCGGCCAAGCCTCCATCGCAGCCTAGGAAACCACGCGCAGTTCAAGCACCTAAGGCTCCACTGGCTCCACCAAAGAAGCCGAAACCATCAAAGGCTATGTACCCTGGTGGGTTAATGCCAGCAAATAGTGCGTACGCGTCACGGCAAAGCACGAGGGTCGTCCGCAAGGCAGTTATAGACGTAGTCATGCCTGACGGCACGAAGAAGAAAGTGAGACCAGGGGCAGGCTCAGCACAAGGCGCTCAGGACGTCATCATTCACAAAGATAGTTGGATGATCCACGGTGTCCAAGCCTACACTCCATTGACGTCCGTCACCATACCTGCTCTGCTTGGCGCCGTCGCATCGACTGGGAACCTCACACTCGCATGTGAAGAGCTCAATATGAGTCGTCTGTCTGTGTACGCGTTCAAGAAGGAAAATGAAGGCTTCTGCGCTGCACTGAACGAAGCACTCAGACTTGGTGTCGAAGCATGGAAGGACGAAGCAGCAAGGCGCGCATTCCAAGGCTGGGAGCGTCCGATCTTCCATCAAGGACTTCAGGTCGGTGCTGAGTGCATGTTCAGCGACACACTGGCTCTGGCTCTTCTCAAGGCTGCAGACCCAGAACACTTCCAAGACCGTAGCCGCATGGAGCTTGGTCCTGCTGGCACAGCACCAGGTGGTCTGTTCGCAGGCAAGACAGAAGAAGAGATCAACTCTGACCTTGCCAAACGGATCAGCACACTTGGTGTCATCGCAGCGTCGACACGGAAGACCGGCACCGATATATGAAGATCCCCAACTCGCTGCAATCTACCAAGGTCAAGCCGAACTTCGTCCTGCCGCAGGTCAAAGGTCTTACAGCTGGTCCACTCACTAGAGACATCAAGCTGGGTGTGTACACGGCTCTTGATGAGATTGAGCGGCGTTTGTGTGAATCTTCACTCCATGCTTTCCTTCAATGCGCTTGGCCCGTCATCGAGCCAGGACGAGAGTTCGTAGACAACTGGCACCTCAGGGCCATTGCTGAGCATCTAGAGGCCGTCAGTCGCCGCGAACTAACTCGACTGTTAATCAACGTTCCTTTTCGTACAAGCAAATCTACGATAACCTCTGTCGCCTGGCCTGCGTGGACCTGGATCCACGACCCAAGCCATCAGTGGTTGTGTGGGTCCTATGCTGCTAAGCTCGCCATCAGAGACAACTTGAAGATGCGGCGCTTAGTGACAAGCCCATGGTACCAAAAGCATTGGGGTCGTCAAGTAACGTTAGCCTCAGATCAGAATGAAAAGACTAGGTTTCAGAATACATCCATGGGCTATCGCATCGCCTTCGGTATGACTGGTGGCGTGATGGGAGACGGTGGCGACACTATTTTATGTGACGACCCTCACGACCGCAACGGCGCCCATAGCGAGGCGGAAAGAGAGACAGCTCTTACCACGTTCGATGAAGGTATCATCAGCCGGCTAAATGACCCTATTGATGGTGCCATCGCCATCATCATGCAGAGACTTCACCAGAAGGACCTGAGTGGCCACGTCTTGGAGCAGGGTGGGTGGGAACATTTGATGTTGCCCATGGAGTATGAGAAGTCACGCCACTGCAAGACGAGCACGGGGTTCTCTGATCCACGTAAGACTGAAGGTGAACTTCTTTGGCCTAAGCGCTTCGACCCAGACACTGTGAAGAAGCTGAAGAGATCATTGGGCGACTACGGAGCAGCTGGGCAGTTAGCGCAACGACCTTCACCTGCAGGTGGTGGGATCCTTCAACCTCAGTACTTCAACCTGTGGCCAGCCAAGGCGCGGCTCCCAGACCTCTTCTTTGTGCTGCAGTCCTACGATACTGCGTTCACAGAGAATGTGTCTGGGGATCCTAGCGCAGGGACAGTGTGGGGTATCGGTGAGCACGAGTTCGGGGACGGTAAGGGCAAGAAGTTCGCCATCCTTCTCGACGCATGGACTGACCACCTCAAGTATGGTAAGCTCAAGAAGAAGCTCATGGACGATTGGAAGGCTCCATACGGTGGGGTCAAAGATGATCCGCTCCATCCGTCGCGCAAGCCTGATGTCATCCTTGTGGAACAGAAGGCCAGTGGACAGTCCATCATCCAAGATCTGCGTGATATAAACCTACCTGTTGAGGCTTATAACCCAGGACGTGCTGACAAGATCGCACGTGCACATATGACAGCTCCATTCCTAGAAGCAGACATGTTCTATGTGCTTGAGTCCAAGCGCGACCCTGGAAAAGCAGTCACATGGGCACGTCCACTGCTCACGCAGTGTGAAGAGTTTCCGAACGGGGAACACGACGACCTTGTTGATACATTCACCCAAGCCTGCATTTACTTCAGAGACTCTGGGTTCTTGGAACTCGATGCAGTGCCTGATGACGTGGTTGAAGAGATTGATTACAACGCTCTGCGGCAAGGCCGTCAGAACCCTTATGGAAGATGATTTATGAGAGCCGAAACATCGCAGTCCACGGCCTTCAGCACTGAGCCCACAAGCTTAGTGCTTTTCTCTTTGTTCGACTAACCCTTCAACATGGAGGCACAGTCCGATGCCTGACTTCAAAGATCCTTACGCCAAGCAACGTGGCGGCCACAACGAACTCACTAAGCAGTTCCCCAAAGTTTCTGGGTTCCTTGAAGCCCTCCTGACAGGTGTGGCACCTGATCAGCTGTCCAACGACTCAGTCTTAGACCCTTTGCACGAAGCCCGCCAGGCGGGAGCCAGAGCAGGTTACCCATTGGGCACTGCTGCACAAGTGGCGCCAATGCTAGGACCTCTTAGTCGCATAGCCGAAGCAACTGGCCCTGTGTCAGGTGGGCGCCTTGCACAACGTGGTGTGATCAAAGCGCCTGGAGGCAACTGGTTGAACGGTAGTGTGGAAGATAGTCTCCAAAGATTAAAGCGCGGCGCACATTATGGCCCAGGCCCAGCGGAAATACTTCCAGGATCTCAAACTGAAGCCATCAATAACTTCGTCGACAAGCAACTGACTCGCTACGTCAAGAACGACATGGCCACAGAGCGCGACCCTGTGAGAGCCTTGGCTGAGCGTGGTGTTCTTCACGTCAACCCTGATCAGCTGAACTTCAGACCTGAGACCCACGGCAAGTACCTTGAGCCTGGTCAAACCGCTGTGGCGCAGTCTCCAGCAGCTAAGAGCTGGGAAGGTGCTAGTGACTTGAAAGTGTTCAACTCTAAAGCGTCAGATTTTCTGCCAAATGGCGATACGTGGGTTCCAGACACTCGTGCAACGTCCAATGCGCTGGGTGAAAACCCTTGGTTGCAAAAGGTCGCACCTGAAACTCCGGTCCACCTTGTTGGAGAGCCTCTCACCTTAGCCCCAGACCTCGGCTTCGACCACCTCATCGACGAACTCCGTAATGCTATGAATGCCCATTCACAACAGCAAGAGCTGCAATCGTGGTTGTCAAAGGCGAAGACACCTGCTGAGGAGCAGACCGCTAGGCAGGCGTTCCCAGTGGATCTTCCAGAGCACCTGCAACTGAAACCTGAGAGCTTGCCTCGCGTCTCCGTGCCCCAGGCCGTTGAGCACGTGGCAAAGATCAACGAATGGAGAACTGCGCAGAAAGCCGAAGCGGACGCTGCCAAGGCCAACAACGCGGCCACAGTTCTTCACAAGGACTACCCAGAGCACGGAATGAAGTGGGTGGAGCTAAAGAAACCAACGGCTACAGGAAACCCAGAAGACGCGTGGAATGGAAACAGCCCCGACAAAGCACTTGAGACGGCCCTCAAGTACGAAGGCGACACCATGGGACACTGTGTTGGTGGTTACTGCGATGACGTGGCATCTGGCAAATCTCGTATCTTCAGTCTGCGTGATGCCAAGGGCCAACCTCATGTGACGATTGAGACGAGACCTAGTGGGCCAAAAGAAGACCCTCGTTTTGGTGCCGGAGTTAACTTTGACGAGCAAGCCCATAATGATGTTATGAGAGCGCACCCTGGAATGGACGACGAATCTGAAGATTACATGTATGCAGTTCAAGAAAGGTCGCAGGAACTTGCTGATGCGTGGAACGCAAAACAGAAAACTGGGCAGCCAGATTACATCGTCCAGATCAAAGGCAAGGGCAATGCTGCACCTGCTGACCAATACAAGCCATTCGCTCAGGACTTTGTCAAGTCTGGGCAATGGTCTGACGTCGGAGATTTGCAGAACACAGGTCTGCGTAAGACCTCTGACGTCTTCGGTCCAACTGAGATGAGCAAGTTCAGAGAAAACGGTGTTGAGCTGCCGACTCACTTGAACGACACTGAGCGCAAAGCATTCCAGGATCAGTGGTACAAACTTGACACTGGACGCGACGTCTCTGAGCGAGATCCAGCCAGGTGGAACCCAGACGCACCAACACAAAGTGAACAGAACTTCGCACAAGGAGGCCACGTGCAACCATCTGAGGCCCAAGCAGAAGCTGGCAATTACAAGAAGGACCACGTCTGGGCCCATGGACTCAACATTTCCATTGAAAACCCAGCTGATTCTATCCGTAGTGGCAAGAACGCTGATGGAGAAGAGTGGGATTCGCGCATGCAGCACGATTATGGCTACATTCGAGGCACAAAGGGCGCAGACAAAGATCATGTTGACGTGTTCCTTGGTCCTGACTTCAAGGATCGCCAAATTCCTGTCCACGTCATTGACCAGCACAAAGAAAACGGCGATTTTGATGAACATAAGGTCATGATGGGCTTCAAAACGCCTGAAGAAGCCAAAGAAGCATACCTAGGAAACTATCCGCATGGTTGGAAAGGTGCAAAGAGCGTTACACCAATGCATGTGGACGACTTCAAGAAGTGGGTGATGGATTCGTCTGCCACAAAGAAGCCCGCTGCCCAGAACTTTGCACAAGGCGGAAGCGTCTCCACAAGTCAGGTCGACCGTGACCGCGAGGCGCGACTTCAAAGTGAGCATACCAACCAAGTCATCAAACAAATGGCTCGTGGTTGGCTCGCAGGCACGGTTGGCATCCCAGGAGACCTTGAGGGACTGACCAGGCACTTAATTCCTGGTGTCAGCAACAACTCCATTCTCCCTACGAGTGGATTCTATAAGGAGTGGTTGCCAGGGGCGTCTGAGGACCCCAGATTACGGACGGCGGCTGACCTTGCTTCTTATACTGGTGGCCTCGGTTCAGGTCCTTTGATTAAAGGTACTGCAAGACTAGTTACACCACTCATTGAACGGTCAGGAAAGATTCTTGGAGAAGGTGCGTTGTCCAAGATCCAAGGATATGACTACGCTGATGGTGGGTGTGTGAACTTTGGGGAAGGTGGTTCTACAGGTGGAGATGGCCCATCAGGTGGAAGACACGAAGGCGATTCCAGTCATGGAGATGCGGGTGCTCCTAGTGGTCCTTCAAGTCCTTCTGGGTCTTATGGTGGCTATACACCTGGTCAGGCATCAGATCCTTCATCACCTGCGTTCGACTCCAACTACTCTAACAACTATGGAGGATATCAGACTGGTCAAGAGTCAGATCCAGAATCCGCATCATACGACTCCACCTATGCGCCAGGCTGGCTCGCTAGGAACTGGCCAAACATCGCTCAATTTGCTTTGACACTTGCAAACCCAGTACTTGGAACCGCTTTTGGCGCTGCAAAGACTGTTGCCAATGATATGAGCAAACCAGACTCGACTATCATGGGGACCATCGGCCACGTTCTTGGAAACTATGCTCTAGGCCAAGTAGGTAGTGCAGTCAACGGTGTAGTGGGCAGTGCAGTTGGTCCTGAGGTTTCAGCCGGTCTGTCTCTATTTGGCCAAGGTGCGGCGGTCAACAACTTGTTTAACGGAACAAATATTCCAACAAGTCCAGGTAATTATGTAGCTGGGGCATTAAGTAGTCTAGCCTCAGATGCTCGTAGAGCAGGTGAAAACTATGCAAAGAATGGGTCAATAGGTCAGACAGAACAAGCGCAAAACACTGTAGCTGGGTCAACTACAAATAGTCAGCCGTGGCATGGTGGCAACGTCACTCTCGCCACAGACCTCGGTCAAGCATATCCAACAGCAAGTAATAATACTGCCATTTACGGCGCGTACGAACCATCAGCACTTGGAGCACACACTCTTAGTGTGTCGCCATCATCATCAGTCTTCAGGCAAGGCACCACAGCATGACACCAAATACTAGTTATCCAATGGCAGACCTTCCTCCTAATGCCTCTCTGGCTGAAGATGAAGTTCCAAACTCCGACCTCGAGATTTTTGGTTCGACAGAGGGGGAAGAGCCGATTGATAATGACAGCCTTGAAGAACTTCCAGACGGCTCGGTCATTGTCCATGACAAAAAAGCTAAGGAGGACCGTGAAGAGTCGGAGTTCGATGAGAATCTTGTGGAATACTTCGATGACTTTGAGATCTCAGGACTAGGTCGTGAGCTCTGCGAATTGATCGAAGCTGACAAAGAAGCTAGAACTGAGCGTGACAAACAGTATGCAGAGGGCATCAAAAAGACCGGCTTGGCTGGTGGCAAGAATGCCGGTGCTAACTTCGATGGGGCAAGCTCTGTTGTTCACCCGATGCTAGCAAAGGGCTGTGTTGACTTCGCGTCGAAGGCGGTCAAAGAGCTCTTCCCATCTGCCGGCCCTGTGCGCACTCAGATCATGGGTGATCAAACTGACGCAAAGATCGACAGGGCTGAACGCAAGAAGACCTACATGAACTGGCAACTAACCAGCCAGATCCCAGAGCACCGTCCTGAGTTTGAGAAGATGCTCAGCCAACTGCCGCTTGGTGGTAGCCAGTATAAACGCTGGTGGCGTGATGAGAAACTTGGGCGCGCCAGGACCATGGCGGTCTACATCGATGACATCTTCCTGCCGTTTGACCAGAACGACTTCTACACAACACCGAGATTGACTCACCGTGAGTTTGTAGGTAAGACTGAGTTCCAATCTCGCATTGATTCTGGTCTGTACATTGCTCCTGAAGGCGCCCAATCTGGTGAACAACCAGAACGGTCTGAGTCAGCCAAGGCAGCTCGCGACGTCGAAGGTGTCACAGATGATTCAGCTGCCTATGACAAGACTGGTGGAACGCGTGAAGTCTACACTGTGTACGCTGACCTTGCATTTGAGTCCGATCCTCTGACCAAAGGAGAAACTGCCCCGTACATCGTCCATGTCGAAGAGTTTGGCAGCAAGGTGCTTGGCATTTATCGCAACTGGGCAGAAAAAGACGAGAAACAACTGAAACTCCACTGGATTGTTGAATACAACTTCATCCCATGGCGTGGAGCTTATGCCATCGGTCTCGCTCACCTGATTGGTTCCATGAGCACGGCGTCGACCGGAGCACTCAACGCTTTGCTCGATTCTGCACACATCAACAACTTCCCAGGTGGCCTAAAACTGAAAGGGACTCGTAGCAGTGGACAATCGATTCAGGTGAACGCCACTGAGTTGCGCGAGATAGATGCGCCAGCAGGTGTTGATGACATCCGCAAACTTGTTATGGCATTCCCGTTCAACGGACCGTCCAATGTCCTGTACCAACTGATGGAATGGTTGACACAACAAGCTGAGATGGTGGTTTCTACTGCTTCAGAGAAGATCGCAGATGCCGGAGCCAACATGCCCATGGGCACAGCTCTTGCTTTGATTGAAGGTGGTAGCACGAACTTCAGCGCTATTCACGCGCGTCTGCACCACTCTGCGCGCCGTGAGTTGGAGATTCTCCACCGCTTAAATGCCACGTATTTGCAAGATGAAGAAACTGTCGAAGAACTCGGTGAACTTATTGTCTACCGCGATGACTTCAAGGGTCCAATGGACATCTTGCCAGTCAGCGACCCAAATATCTTTAGCGAAGCTCAGCGCTATGCGCAATTGCAGGCGGTCATGCAGCTCGAAGCGATGCCTGAGTTCAAACCATTCTTCAAACCAGAGAAACTACTCATTAGAGCTCTTCGTTTGCTCCAGGTGCCATATGCTGAAGATATAGCAAACCTTCCTCGTGACCCCAAGCGCTTGGATCCAGTTGACGAGAACGCGGCTGCTGCTCTCGACGACGGAACACCTTTGAAGGTTTATGAAGAACAGGATGACTTGAGCCACTTGGAAAGTCATGTGACATTCATGACAAGTCCTCTTCTCGGGGCTAATCCGATCATTGGTGCCACAGCATTACCGAAACTTATTACGCACTGCAGAGAGCATTTGGTCGCCTACTATCGCAAGCATCACAAGGCAGCCGCCAAGGCCATCGACGTTGTGTCTAAGATGCAAGGATTTGATCTGACTCCAGAGCAAGCCCAGTCGAAAGGCCATGCATTCGCTGATAAGGCAATGGCCACTCAACTGAGTACTATGGTGGCACCAGGTCTGCAAGCAGCTATGGAGTCCATGCAGAAGATGGCACCGAAGCTACCAGCTGATGGGAACACAACTGCTACGCTTGCTACTAAGACACAAATTGCTCAAATGGGTAACCAACTTGAAACTCAGAAACTTCAGCTGGAAGAGAAGAAATTACAAGCATCTACACAAGCAGCTCAGCAAAAACTGCAGGCTGAACTCGCCTACAAAGCACAAGAGGCTGACAAGGAAAGGGCGTTCCAACTGCAAAAGCGTCAGATGGAATTGTCATCGGAAGAACGCATCCAGGCACTGAACCGTCAGATGACGCAAGGAACAGCTATGCTGGCCGCTAACATCGAGAAGATGCAAGCAGAAAATGAGAACCGCATCGCCGAGCTCACGCTCATGACACAGAACCAGCAAATGGAGTCAGGCGAAGAGAACAAGCGTGTCCTTGCCAAGATGAAGGAAGAAAGTGACCAGGCACTGTTAGTCCTGAAGTCGATGCTCAGTCAGCAGACAGTGACTCCATCTGATAAGTCATCTGGAGGTGCCGACCTTTCATCTGTCATCCAACAACTTCTGCAATCGATGCAGCAGAACAACCAGGACTTGGCCCAGTATATGGCACAAAGTAATGAAATGACAACTGCAACTCTCAGTCAACTGGCTGATGGGATGACAGCACTTCACAAATCTCACGCTGCTCCTCGTGTTGCTCAATATATTCGAGACCCACTTGGGAATGTGCTCGGTGTTAAATCCACGATCGAAGACAGTATTTAAACTACCACACCATGGCAATAACCATCACAGGCGGTAAGTACGCCGTTGCAGCTATCACAACAGCCGGTACAACAACAGTTACCTGTAGTTCAGCGCCATTTGTTTCTGGCGACTTCGCGGTGGCACGGCGGGTTGATCTGTACAACGCTGCCGGGACCACATTCAAGGGCATGGCCTTTGTTCGGGCCTTCTCAAGCACCAGCGTGCTGCAGCTTGAATCCGAATTCTTCGACCCGAAAACTGGCGCAATTGCTACACAGGTAGTTGGAGACACAGTTTTAGTGTCTAAGAATTGGGCTGATGTTGTACAAGCAGGTATTGCGATCTCAAACAACACAGTGACGGTGAGCGATACCATCACTTGGGGCACGGTGTCCACTGTCAATTCCTGCGCTTTCCACGATGAAGATAAGTTCGTTGTCAACACAGTGTACGCCGCCAGTGCCAGACTCTATGACACGGCTGGTGGATTCTTGACATTTGGTCATTTGCAGGATTGGGCGTCCCGTAAAATTTACGGCTCTGTGTCTTTCTACTTTACTACTCCGCCGTCTAGTTTTGGATCCAACTCCTTTACTTCTTTGTCAACTGCTGCTCGTATATGCATTTTTGGCGGTGAGCATATTGGTTCTTCTGCTTATAGTTGCTATTTTGGGTGCGGTCAAGTATCTTATGTTCCATACGGAACAGATTGGGGATTTTGCTGGGGGTTAGGAGTACTGTTTAACGCGACGGATATTGTCTCTGTTGGGAGTGGTGGGGCATGGTCAACAGGTTCAAATCATGTTCTAGAGTCGTGCACCTACGTCGGTGCTGGTGTTAACCAGATTTTCGTTCGCTGGGGCAATGGTTTAGTGCAAGGCGGTTCGTACAAAATTCTTAATGGGTCGTCTAATCCCATATCCATCTTTGGTGCAGATGCTAATGGAACATACACACTAGGCGCACCTGCTGGTTCTCGGTCAGTAGTATTAGACATGGGTACTAACAATACCCTTTGGCGCTCAGACTCAAATACCAGAGTGCAGACGATCAATATCACAAATTTGATATCAACTGACTATAGAGCAGGAGTTGACTTAAATCCAGAGGTTAATCCCAACCCAAATGCAACGAAGAACCTATACTTCAAAGACACGTTCACCGGCCTGCAGAACGCAAGTTCAGTAGCAACCATTCGCAACAGTGCGTGGACGGTTGACAACAGCGTAACGAGTACGACGTCAGCTGATGTTCAGGTATTTCATTCGACAAATACTGGTTTTGGTGCAATGACAGGACGCGGGCCATGGACCTACCGTGTCCGAAAATTTGGCTACGATGAAATTGAAGGTGCCATTGCCGAAGCCTCATACCCGCTCGGCACGGCAGGAACGGCCTTCAATGTGGCGTTCGGTGGGTTCACGAGGCAGACTGCCCGCGCCTCGCTTGGCGGGGTTTCCGAAGCCACGGCACTGGCCATCGCTGGCATCACCGTCACTGACCACGGAGCAAGTCCAGTCACCTGGCAGTCAAAGCAGTGGTCAATCACAATCACAGTTGACACCTCGACCTACCCGGGTGTTACCGCACAGGATGTCTTCAGGCACGTCAAGGCCGGTATTGCCCAACTGTCCACGTGGAATGGGAAGACTGGTGTTCTATGGCACGTGCTGGTAGAAGAGTCTGGAGGCTCGTACATCACGCAGCGCGGCACAAGCGGTGGCGCTGGTGCATCGGTAAAAGGGGTTCGTGTTATTAACTCTGTGGGTAATGCCTTCAATGGCTTCGCTACGATGACCGCTGATGACGGCACCACGTATTTGCCACCAGCTCTGGTTTACCAAAGTGTCACCGTGTCTGGCCTTGTGGCAGGCTCGCGGATCCAGATTTACGACGTCACAAGCAGTACTGAATTGGCAAATGCCATAGCATCTGGAACAACCTATACTTGGACAGACCCGGTCTATGCTGCAAGTTCAAGAGCCATCAGAGTCAGGGTGGCTTACTCAAGTGGAACTTCTGCTTACCAGTTCCTTGAAGCCAATGTCGGAACGTGTGGGGTACTGTCTGGCAACGCGTCTATCAGCTACCTGGCAAGTCAAGCAGTTGACACCGTCTACAACGCCAATGCGATAGACGGTGGCGCAGTTACAGGTATCACAATCGTAGACGCAGTTACTAGAATGCAGATCAATATTGGTGGTGGCTCAGTGAGTTGGGCGCAGATTTACGCTTACAACGTTTACTGGCTGACTACATTCACAGGTATGCAGGATGTAGGGTCGATCATTACCGCAAAAGATCAAGCTAACTACATTGTCCAGTTATTTAAGATCAAGAACACAAGCGGAACACCGCTGCAGATAACAGGTGGATGGGGTGTTGACTCTGTTACTGGGTCAGTTGCAGACATACTAGACACGTCAGGAGGGTCCATCTTTCCAGTAGTCAATCATGTTGTCAATAACATTGTCACTGTTGGTGGTGTAAACGTGATCACGGGCGACATCTCGACGGTGTTGGCAGCCATTCCGAGCTCAACCAGCAATGCGAGTGCGGTGCTCTCAGCAGCTCAAGTCAGCCCAATCTGGGCAAATGCTCACTTGATGAACAACGCGCCGATACAAGGTGATGGAACAGAGGCGAATATGTGGAGAGGTATCGGTGTTCCACCTTAAGTCATTCTCACGGCGCTCGTTTGCCACGGTATCTTGGGCTCCAAAGGTTATTGTCTCTAGTGGCAAGAGTCACGTCAACCTGTACCTGAGACAGTTACTCACTGACTACTACACCCAGGCATTCAAAAACTCAGCGGTTCCAAAACCAGTTACTGAGTCAGAGCCTTCTGAGATAGAAGATGATTCCAGGCATGTAGAAAGCCTCGTCAAAAAAGCAGAGTTGGTGTTAGAAACTAAATCTAACGTGGATGTGGCAAGTTTAGTGGGAATGGCGATAAAATTCAACCTGCTTGTGACCGACTTCAATTCTTTTGCAAAACAACAGCAGAGGTTGAGGGAAGATCAAGACCTTCTTTTATTTTCACTTATCCTCTAAGGAGTCATCATGGCCAAGACAGCAGGAGTAAGCCAACACAAACAAATGGCCATGGGCCAGAAACCAAAGGTCGAAGGATCAACCAAATTCGCCCGCGGTGGTCTTGCCAAGGGTATCCCAACAAGTCCTATTACTGATGTGAAACGGGCCAACGGCATCCCCGGTATGAAAAAAGGTGGGAAGTGCTAAGTGAACGAGCAACTTCTAAAGTTCCTCACCGAGAGGAAACTTTCAATGGAGGAGGGAATGTTCTCTCATCCACCTTCCAACTGGGAAGAGTTTCAGAAGAGGCTAGGTCGCTGGTCTGAACTTCAGGAACTCATTACAGAACTCCACTTCCAAATGAAAGAGAACGACACATGAAATTCAAAGTAACTTACTCAAGTGGTCTGGTTGAAGAAGTTGAAACATCTGACGCCAATGACCTTCACAGTTTTTGCAACGTCAAATTCGGCCTGACCGAAGACGAGATCATCGATCAAGGCACCAAGGTCGAGATCGTCGACGAAACCCCGGTTGAACCACCTCCGGTTGAACCACCTCCGGTTGAACCACCTCCGGTTGAACCACCTCCGGTTGAACCACCTCCGGTTGAACCAGCCCAAGAAACACCAGCTGCTTAACGGCAGACCGCCTCTGGGACGGGCTCCCAGCCACAGAGCTTTTGCTGAAGGAGCATTATGAGCTTTGCAGATTCACTTGAAATTACAGACCAACTTCCTGGAGTGAACCCTTACTCCACAGGGTTTGAAGCCGAAGGTACCATGGAGGAGTTCTTCCCAGACGGTATCGACCCAGGTTTCACACCATTCGGAAGTCGTGTGGTTGTCCAACTGCGCCGGGTCAAAAACTCTACCAAAAGCGGCATCATCTTGTCGTCTTCCACCAAGGAGACCGAAGCTTGGAACACCCAAGTAGCTCGTCTCATCAAAGTCGGTCCTCTTGCATTTAAGAAACGCGACACCGGTGAAGCTTGGCCTGAAGGTATCTGGGCCAAGATCGGTGACTTCGTCCGCGTTCCTCGTTGGGGCGGAGACCGTTGGTCAGTCAAAGCAGATGACAAACTCAGCGACGTCGTTTTCCTGACTCTGAATGACCACGAACTGATCGGTCGCGTCGATGGTGATCCTCTGAAGGTGCGTGCATATGTCTTATAACAAAGGACCTGTCATCACCAGGGAAGTGATGGAAGACATCATTACAAATGTCGAATATCATCTGTTCAAACACACAACTACCATGGCCTGTGCCATTGTGCTTGGGAATGGGTTCGTTGTTGTTGGCCAATCTGCAAGTGTCCCAACGACACAGTTTGACCCAGCTCTTGGTATGAAATATTCTCGAGAAGATGCTGAGCGCAAACTTGCTGACTATCTGGCCTTACTGGTTTATGAAGGTGTTTCAACACCTTTTTCGAAACTCCAATGCATCATCGATGCTAACCTGCAAGCTCTGAAGGAGAACTTGAATGGCTGACCCAACCACAATGGTAGGAGACGTAGATCTGTCGTCTGCGTCTGAAGCTGAATCCGCTCAACTCGAAAAAGAGCTGAATAGCGACATCAAGCACGATGATGTTGATGACAAGGATGACAAGGATGACAAGGATGACGAAGGTGATGAGCGGTCTACCAAGACTGACACAGAGCTCGATGACGCTGCTGATGAATCTGAGCGTGAAGCGATTCGTGATCGTCGGCGCCAAGAACGTCTTCGCCGCAAACACAATCGTGTTGAAAAGGTCGAAACACTTGAGCGTACTGTAGAAAGTCTTGCTGCTCAAAACCGCAAGATGGCCGAAGACCTGATGCGGTTGACCCAAAGTGACTCGTCTGCAAAGTTGAACCAGCTTGACAGTGCCATCCAAGAGGCTGACCAGGTCTTCAACCACTACAAGGCCATCATGGCCGACGCCACGGCAAAAGCTGATGGCACCACATCTGCTCAGGCCTTGGAAATGATGCTGAAAGCTCGTGACCGGCACACTCAGCTGCTTGGCGTCAAACAGAGTCTCGTGCAGACCTCACGGCAACCAGCTCCAGTCAATCCGCTGGTTCGCCGAGCCGCCACAGAGTTCTCCAGCAAGCATCAATGGTACAAAGGACCGGGTGCAGCAGACTCCGACAGTCAGGTCATGACCATGCTGGACAATGCTGTCACGAAAGAGGGGTTTGACCCGGCTTCTGATACGTATTGGCAAGAACTTGAATCGCGTGCCAAAAAATATCTGCCCCACAGATTTACAGGTGGCGACGATAAAAGTGTGGGCTATAATGCCTCAACTGAGCGTAGACCACGGTCACCCGTTGCGGGTGCCGGTCAGCGTGAGAGTCGGTCCTCCGAATCAGAAGGGGGATTTAAGCTGAGCACTGAGCGAGTGAAAGCGATGAAAGAAGCAGGAATTTGGGACGACCCTCAACGGCGTCAGAAAATGATTGCTTCGTACCGCAAACTTGACCGTGAACAAACTTAAATCTTCTGGAGAATGAAATGGCCACAAAAACTCTTGCAAAATCTGACGATCGTCTGCGCCGCAATAATGCTCCTACCGTGCGCGGGGAACGTGGTGTCGTAGAGGATACCGCGCGTACAAATGAGACCGGGTTGGTCGAAGACATAAGCGAGCTGAACCAACTGCTTGCGAATGAATTTGATCAGGTGGCGTTGCCGGCGCCCCCTCAGATTCCGGGTTGGCATCTTTGCTGGTTGACTACTGGTTCTACTTACGACAGTGTGCAAAAACGACAGCGGCTAGGGTATATCCCTGTGGTCGCGTCTGATGTGCCTGGCTTTGAGACCGGCGGTGCGGCTTCAGCTCAGTTTGAAGGTGCGATTACTTGCAACGAAATGGTCCTGTTCAAGATAACAGAACGTCGTTACCAAGCGATCATGCAAATGTTCCACCACCAGCGTCCGTTGGATGAGGAGAACAGCATCTACGAACGGGCCATGTCGGCAGCTAGTGAAGAAGACAGCTCCGGACGCCAGCTGGGCAAGCCAGAAGGTGACGGTTTCACACAACTGGGCGAGAACATCAAGCGGGCTCAACAAGGCGCCCCATTGTTCAAACCCTAATCTGCAAGGAGCAGACCTATGAGCGCTACATCAGCACCATTTGGCCTTCGCGCGGCTTATCACCCTTCTGGTCGTGACCGGTCTCGTGAGTACAGCCTGTTGGCATCCTACGCCACGCCCATCTACTCAGGAAGCCCTGTGGCCTTGGTCGGCAATCAGATCAATTTGGCCTCGTACCAAGCTGATTTTCTTGGTTGCTTCGATGGTGTCACTTACACCGACGTTACTGGCAAACCGAATGTGACGAACTTCTGGCCTGGTGCTCAAACTGGTGCCACAAACATCATCGCTTGGGTGACTGACGACCCTATGGTTGTCTACGAAATTCAAGCTGCTGGCCCCATCGCCGCTGGCTTGATTGGTCGCCAAATTGACTTGGATTCTGGCTCTATTGGTTCTGGTTCTTCCACGACTGGTTTGAGCACCGCCATGGCTTCTGCCACGGTTTTGGCGGCTGGTGTGCAAGGTCAACTGGCCATTGTGGACTACAACCAAGCTCCAACGAATGCACCTGGTGACGCCTTCACGGTTCTCCAAGTGCGCATTGCTCGCCACCAGTTTGTGGCCAACAAGGTTTCCGTCTAAGGAGCACTGGCATCATGAAGAAAATTTTCAACTCTTTGGGCTTTGCCCTGCTGACAGCCGCTTTAGCAATCGCTGCGTTTGCAACCATTGTTGCGCCTCAGCTCATGTTCCCAACGGCGCAGGAGTTTGCTCCATTGGCCTTGGTAGCACTGGTAGTTGGAGGTGTCATTGGTGGCATTGGTTCCTGGCTGAACCCGACCAGTTTGGTCAGTGCTGCGGCTCCCATGCGGTCCAATGACTTCCGTGCCATTGTTGAACCCATCTTGAACGAGGCATTCGATGGTGTCTACGACCAACGCAAAGACGAATGGAAGCAGATCTTCAAGGAACGCGATGGCATTGCCCGGGCGTACCATGAAGAACCTGTGATGTACGGTTTTGGTGTTGCTCCTCAGTTGCCTGATGGCCAAGCAGTGACCTACCAACAAGGTGGTGTGCTGTTTAACCAACGGTACTACTACCAGGTGTTTGGTCTGGCTTACGCCCTGACCAAGGTCTTGGTTGAAGACGGTGACCACATCCGCATCGGTCGCATCTTCGCTGAGCATCTGGCACAATCTCTGGTGGAAACGCAGGAAACGCTGGCTGCCAACATCATGAATCGTGCATTCAATTCGTCCTACACCATTGGTGACGGTGTTTCTCTGATCAACGCGGCTCACCCGATTGTCGGTGGTTCGTTCAGCAACCAGCTTGGCTCTGCCGCAGCTTTGTCTCAGACAAGTCTGGAACAGATGCTGATTCAGATCCGCAAGACGGTGGACAACACTGGTAAGAAGATTCGTCTGGAACCCAAGAAACTTGTGGTCGCTCCTGACAACATCTTCCAAGCCGAAGTGCTGCTGAAGTCGGTTCTGCGTGCTGGTACCAACAACAACGACATCAACCCTGTGAAATCCATGGGTGTTCTCGATGCCGACCCAGCCGTCTTGTCTCGCTTGACAAGTCCGACTGCTTGGTGGATTCAAACCAATGCGCCACGTGGCTTGAACATGATGATGCGCCGTCGGTTGGAAAAGAGCATGGAAGGTGACTTCGAAACTGACTCCATGCGCTACAAAGCCACTATGCGCTACATCCCAGGTGTCACTGATCCTCGTGCTGTGTTCGGCACCCCAGGCGCCTAAGCACTAGCGCAAACTCCCTGGGCTTCGGCCCAGGGTTCATATTCACTGGTCAAACTTTTCAAGGAGCAGGCCATGCAATTATCTGACGACCTCCGGCTCGGCCCGGTATTCCTCCCCAACGCTCAAAACGACGGCCCTTCACTACAAGAACTTGGCGTCGGTCCCATGGGCCGTGTCTACGTGTGGGACGCGGTTCCAGTGACTCTTCAGGCAGCTGGTGTAGCAGCTTCTCAGACTCCAGGAGCTGCTGGTAATCTGATACTGACTGCCGGCACTGGTGCGACCTCTGTGACCCGTCCTGATGGTTCAGTTGTTGTTCAATTGGACGTTCCCCGCTGTGTTACAGTGACTGCTGCAGGTGCCAATACTGCAACGTTCACGGTCTACGGTTACGACCAGTATGGTCAGCCGTTGAGTCAGTTGATTGCCGCGCCATCTACCAGCACTGTGGCAACCACCAAGGCATTCAGCCAGGTGAGTCGTATTGCCATCTCAGGTGCTGCTGGTTCTGCCATCACTGCCGGCTTTAATGACAAGCTCGGCCTGCCGTTCCGAGTCACTGACGTCGGCTACATCTCGTCTGTCAAGTGGGCTGCGACGTTGGCAGCTGATGCCGGTACGTTTGTTGCTGCTGACACGACCAGTCCAGCGACTGTTTCGACGACGGACGTGCGCGGTTGCTATACTCCGTCATCAGCTTCCAACGGTACAAAGCGCTTGGTCATGGCTATCTGCCTGCCCGCCATTGCAGTCGGTCCAAACGCCACAAGAATCGGGGCCGCAGGGGTTCCTCAGGTCTAAGGAAACTTGGCCGTGGTTGCCTCAACTTCTGGCACCGTTGGTCTAACCACAGTCGACGTCACGACGTTCATTGAGCACGCGTTTCGTCGCTGTGGGAAGATGCCATCGACTATCTCTGGTGAGCAGCAGACTGCTGCCATGGAAAGTCTCTTTTTTCTATTGACCGACCTTGTCAACGATGGCGTCAGCCTTTGGTGCATTCAGAAGTCAATCATTCCATTGGTACCAGCTCAAGCAGTCTACGTACTGCCTCCAGGTTCCAGTGAGATAATTTCCTGCAATTACAGAACTCAGTCTGTAGAGCAGAACTCTTCTCCCATCTCAGGGGTAGGTTGGGCTGGCAAGTCATTTCCAACACCGATCACACCTACCAATGTTCAGGTGTCGTTCTCTTCCGTCTCTCTTCCGTCGCTCGTCACAGAATATTCTTTGGATTCTGGTGCCACTTGGATCAGAGTTGCAAGCTTTGACAAACAGCAAACTCAGGTGCCAGCTGGAACTGCTCTATCTGATGATATTGACAACTCAGCATCGGCATCTTACTGGAGGATCAGGGATACGTCAGGGTCGATTGCACCAGTATCTACTCTGGTGTTCAGTTACAACCCATCTGAGATCCCAGTAACTGCGATGAATCGCGATGACTACTTCAGTTTACCGAACAAAACATTCCAGGCCAATAAGAGTTTGCAATACTGGTTCGACAAGCAGATATCACCGCAGGTTTGGCTCTGGCCCGTCCCAAACACTGCAGACCAATTAGCAGTTGAGTATCACCGCCAGATACAAGATGTGGGATCACTGAACAATCTTCTTGAGGTTCCTCAAAGGTGGTATGAGTATGTGACATTTGCACTGTCTTGCCGGGTAGCGGTGGAGTTGCCTACTGGGGAATTACCACCTGGCAGGTTAGAATACTTGGAACAGAAGTCAGAATACCACTTACTGCGTGCGGCCCAAGGCGAATCAGATGGAGCTCCGATACGTCTCCAACCAGCCCTTAGAGGTTACACAACGTGAGTACTTATCTGAACACTCTGGGCGAAAAAACCCTGACTATAGCGGTTTGTGATCGCTGCAAAATGAAGGCAAAGTTGGTAGATCTAGTGAGTGACCCAAATGCTCCAGGTCTTCGAGTGCACAGTTATTGTGCAGACCAGTTTGATCCTTGGAGGTTGCCAGCACGGGCACAGGACAAGATCACAGTTGAATACCCAAGACCAGAGACACCATTGGTTGTTCCAGATGACCAGTTCAACGACCCTAGGAACTGGAACGACAGCACAGCATAACAGGAGTTTCCCATGCGCCCAGTCAATCAAGTAGTCACCACAGTCGCTGCCGGCGCGTGGATTCCGTTGGACGTTACACAGAACCCTTTCAGCTGCTCAGTCGGCTGCCGAAATCTCGGTGGCGCCACTTATGGCGTGGACTACACGTACGACGACCCATTCGACACAGCAAATGCCCCTGTCGTGTTTGGCCAGTTGACCAACATCCCGACTGGCACAACCACAAATAAAGACCAGTTCTTGACTGCTCCAATCAGAGCTGTTCGGCTCAATGTGGCGGTTGCTGGTTCTGGGATCAAGATGACTGTCATCCAAGGTCTGGGCTTGTAATCATGACTGGACTTGTTGACGTCTTCGGTGGGAGCACAGTTCAACCTTCAAATGTTGCCTATGCTTCTGTGGCACTATCAGCCACCATTCCAACTTACTGGCCTGCTTATGTAGTAGGCACTCAGCAACCACTTGCTAGGTTGATGGATGTCATCGCTAGCATTACAGGTCTGTCAATCCAGTTGCCTGATGCTACATTAGCAGGGTTAGGTCAGGATGTCTTCTTCAATAATCCAGGGTCCAACACTTTTACTGTTCAAGATTCATCTGGAAACCCTGTTGCAACTATTGCTCCAGGCCAGCAGAAATACCTATACCTCAGTGACAACTCTACGCCTGCCGGAGTTTGGAGAGTCACACTATTCGGAGTTGGTACTAGTGCATTGGATGCGTCAACCCTAGCAGGTTCTGGGTTGAAGGCCATTGGAAGCTCGCTGAACCAGTCTGCTATCACGGCATCTATATCTTCCAGCCAGACTCTGACTCTTGCAGATAGGGCAAAACTTTTCGTCAATATCGGTGGGGCGATCACGGTAACGCTTCCTTTGACCTCCTCAGTTGGAAATGACTTCTTTTTTGAAATTAGAAACCAAGGTACTGGAGTCGTCACAATCTCTCCAACTGACGAAAACATAGACGCTAGTGCGTCTATCACTCTTCAGCTGAATGAATCTTGCTTTGTCCAGTCTGGAACTGGTGCATGGTACACAGTAGGTAGAGGAAGAAACACTCAATTCAGTTTCACTCAACTTCTGAAGTCTGTCACTGGTGGAACCACAACTCTGTCTTTGACAGAGGCGAGCAATGTTGTCCAGACCTACTCCGGTACCGCAACTAGCAATAATACAATTGTCGTCCCATCTGTTGTGCAAGTCTACTACATAGCCAACAATGTTCTAGGCGGGTATGGGTTCACAATCCAATCACCGACTCCAGGGGCAACACTGGGCATCCCATACGGGCAAGCAGCTGTTGTATTCTGTGATGGTGTCAATGTAGTTAACGCGTCTACTTCAGTAGGTGGCATTACAGCGCTGCTCCTTGCAGGCGGTTCTGCAGGCGCGCCTTCTCTAGCTATTGGAGCTAGTAACAATGGTCTTTTCGCACCATCAAGCGCCACAATCGCTGTATCTGCATCTGGTGTTGAGACTACTAGGTTTACACAAACTCAGGTCATTCAAAACGTGCCGGTGATATTTGGAACTGGGATAACCTTCCCAGCCAATATGACTGCAACTCAGTTGAGGACAGCCGCCGCAGCCGCTGCAGCGGGACCACTATCAACCTCAGGAATAACTGGAGCCGCTGCAGCAGGACCATTAGCATCTTCTGGTATTACAGGAGCTGCCGCATCTGGTTCAAATTCTGACATTACTAGTTTGCTAGCAGTGACGTCTATAAACGGTGGTTCCATTTACGGCCGTCGCAATATCAATGGCGAAATGGAGATAGATCAGGTTAACAGTGGTTCAGCTGTTACGCCAACTGCAAGCGCCCCTCTTACCGATATGTTTGGATGTGGAATTACACAACCGTCAAAGTTGACATTCCAGCAGGTTTCAGATGCGCCCCCAGGGTTGAAAAATTCAATGAAGATAACTGTGGCCTCTCAGTATTCTCCACTGAGTTCTGACCAGCTCTACCTAAGAACTGCCATTGAGGGTAAAGATATCATCGACTTCCAGTTAGGGGCCGCTGGAGCAGCAACTTTTACCGTCAGTCAGTGGATTAAAGGGTCCGTGCCAGGGACGTACGCAATCTCCCTATGGAACCAATCACTTAACAGGTCATACGTAGGGACAGTTTCAGTGACCACCTCCTGGGCACAATTGAAGATAACAATCACTGGCGACCTGACAGGTGCGTGGGCGACGGACAACTCCATTGGAATGTATATCTCTTGGGATTTAGGCTCAGGTTCAACCTTCAATGCATCTGCCGGCATCTGGAACTCAGGGTTTTTTCTCCGCACTACTGGATCTGTTTCCTTAGTCTCTCAAATTGCAGGGTCCACTCTAAACATCACTGGTGTTGATGTTCGTCTCGGTAGTGTGTCACCTACCGTATTTGAGAGGCGAATCAATGAACTACAGTTATGCCAAAGATATTACGAAATCTGTGATGGGTATTTCCAAACTTACTCAGCCTCTACAACTGTGGCTCGAGGTTCAGTACCATTTAAAGTCACAAAACGTATCGCTCCAGTAATAGACAAACAAGTTACCGGCGTGAGTTTAGTAAATAATCAGTCTGGGAACCCCCTGGTCACCGGATATTCACTTACAGCTGTTGGTGCGCCGACCGTCAATTCGGCGTCAATAGATTTTACCACAGGCGGGACTTTTTCTATCGGGCAGGGCAGCCTCACTTATGTTGCTGCCCAAGCTCTTTCATTCTCTGCTAGATTGTTCTAATCAAAGAACTACAAATCATGAATCATACACCAGACCACCGTGAAGACCAATCTAAGTTCTGTAACGGGGCTGACTGTGAGCTAGGTGTAATTCTTGGTGTGAAGATCAAGGAGCACTCGGACCAACTTGCAGCTGGGAAAACACGTATGGATGTACTAGAAACAATGTTAGTCAAGAACAATGCCGACACAAAAAAGGTGTTGGAAATCGTCACAATGGGTGAGAACTTCTTTAAAGTCTTAGGTTGGATTGGGGAAAAACTCAAAACCATACTGGCACTTGGTGGTCTGATAAGTGCGTTCCTTTACTGGGCATCTCACTGGGGAGCAAAACCATGACACCTCAACAACTTGCGGCATCAACTGGGGCTAGTCTCGATCGCGCAATCATATTTCAGCCAATCATTGATCAGGCAGCACCAGATTTTGATATCACCACCACGGCTCGTATGTCAGCCTTCTTAGCTGAAGTTGGACACGAATCTGGAGGTTTGCACTGGCTGACTGAGTTGTGGGGTCCAACCTCAGAACAAGAGACCTACGAGCGTGACTTCGCACAGCCTTGGGGCCCACAGTTAAAACGTGGTGATCGCAACTTCAAGGCCTACGCCCTTGGTAATGACTGCAAAGGAGATGGCCTGACTTATCGCGGGCGAGGTCTTCTTCAAGTCACCGGTAAGGCGAACTACCAAGACGTATCAAACCATCTGGCGACAGACTTTGTTTCAAACCCTAGTTGGCTAGCCCAACCTGAGTACGCCGTGCGCAGCGCAATGTGGTTCTGGCAAAGTCACGGATTGAACGCCCGCGCTGACCTTGGCCAGTTTACTCAAATCACGTCCATCATTAATGGTGGACAAAATGGTGCGGCAGAGCGCCTAGCTCTTTATCAACAGGCCAAACAGGTATTAGCATGAATGCCCAGGAAACACAAAACAGACCGGCGGCTCGAACTCTTGCTGAGCAGCTTAAAGCATGGCACGAGTTCAAGGAGCGGAGAATAGCCTACGCTTTTGAAACCCATGAGAAGAGGAATGGGTCTGGAGAGTGGACTGATGTAGACACCGCCTTAGAGGTTGACAAAATGTGTGGGCGCAAGCGTGGACTCTGATGAAACATGGGGACAGTGCCTCTTTTATGCACTGTGGAGATGCAATCTTGAGGGTGGGAGGATAAACTTCAGAGCCTCAAGCCACTGGCCAATTTTCCACGTACAGTATACAGATGGGAACAATGAGTTATCGCACTTCGTGCCTCCAGACGAGTTGAAGACACCAATGCATTCCTTAAGCGGATTTTATGGTGAGGTGATCCACCATGATTTTGTACCGTGCAGACCAATGCCGATTTGGGGTATTTTAATCAGCGCAGTCCTGCTCTTGTTTGGCGTGGTAATATGGTCAGCATGGGCAGGACTCTGCAAATTTCTAAGGATAAAACCATGAGTTTTGATATCAAATCTGCATTGATCACTATAGCTCCTACATTGGCTACCATGCTTGCAGGGCCATTTGCTGGTACGGCAATATCATCTCTTGAGTCAGCTTGCGGTTTAACCCCTGGTTCTGGTCAAGAGGCTATTACCAAGGTGTTGTCCACAAGTATGACACCTGAAATTACTGCCTCCATTCGTGCTCAAGATCAAAAGCATGCTGAGACTATGCAGCAGCAAGAAATAGACATCGTCAAGGTTAACAATGATTTTGAGACGGCTCAAATGTTAGCAGTTATCGATGACCGCAAAGATGCCCGCAAACAGAACTCTCAGAGAGATGCTGTTTGGTATATCGCTATTGTCATACTTCTCACATTTGCGGTAATGATGGGATTAGTTCTATATGGGTGCTGGATGATTTTGCAGGGTGGTATCACAATCAAAGATGTATCTGTTGTGGCTGCGATATCAGGATTAGTAGGGTCTGTCGTTGGATACATTGCCGCAAATGCGCAGACAGTCGTCAACTTTATTTATGGCGGTAGTTTAGGTAGCGAGAAAAAGACTGACGCCCTTGCTGCGTCTGTTTCACAGGCCATAGGGGCCAGGTAGGAGAACACTATGTCAGCAGCACTTACATATAATGAGATTGTATCGCAGGTGCCAGGTTACTGCGAACGCCAGAATGACGCAGCGCTAATTGCCCAACTTCCCGTGTTGATTATGCTGGCTGAGAACCGCATTGCAACTGATATGAAGCAGCAAGGGTTTCAGTCAGTAGTCAAAGGCACATTCACCATTGGTTCAGTTGGCGCCATTGTTCAGAAGCCGGCATTCTGGAGAGAGACCATTAGTTTCAACTACAGGGATCCGGTGACTGGGTGGAAACCCATCAAAATAAGGGCCTTGGAATATGTCAAAAACTTCTGGCCACTCCAAGGTCAGACCAATCCCCCAAGGTTTTATGCTGATTACAACTTCCAGAACTTCTTGGTGGCCCCATCTCCAGATGTAGGTTATGAGTTTGAACTTGCTTACTATGCTAGATTGGAACCTCTTGGTGAAACTAATCAGACAAACTGGTTAACGTTGAACGCCCCTCAGTGTCTTCTGTATGCGTGCATACTTGAAGCTCAACTGTGGCTCAAGAACACTGCCAAGTCAACTGAATGGGAGGGTCACTACACGTCTGCAAAAGCTGGTCTCATGCAAGAAACCGCTGAGCGTATGGCTGACCGCAGCGAAGTTGTGACAAGGGGCTAATATGCCAGATCCTCTATTCGTCCTGAAGTCTCAATCAGGCGTCCGCAAGGATGGGACAGAACTTGACTCGCCGTTTTATGCAGATGTCGTATGGACTAGGTTCCAACGTGGAAAACCACGCAAAATTGGTGGGTACACTCAATTGTCTGGTCAACTGAATTCTCCAATTAGATCCGTCTTCGTAGATGCGAGGAATGGGCAGACAACAGCCCACTACTTTGGGAAATGGGGTATCCAACGCCAAGTACTCTCTGGTATTTCAGCGACAGGACTGTTTGATCGCACGCCAGTGGGTTTCGTAGCAAACGACAATCTGACATGGTCCCATGATGTGATGTACTCATCAACAGGTGGTTCCTACGCTGCATTGCTTGCATCAGCCACCCCAGACCTCTTAGACATGACGTCAGATGTGGCAGGTCCAATTCTGTCTGGAGATGTAGGAGGAACGGCTCCTCTCACAATTGTGAGTGATGGTTCTGGCCCAATCATCGTCAGTGGAGGTCTCTGCGTTTTGCAACCATTCCTCGTAGTTTATGGGAGTAATGGACTGATCCGCAATAGCAATGCAAATGACTTCAGTGTGGCATCTGGATGGACCACTGGAACAGGATATGCTAACAGTGCAAACCCAGCAGGAACGAAGATTATCTATGGCGCCCCTATCAGAGGAGGTAGTCAAGCACCAGCAGGCTTGTTCTGGTCTTTGGATTCCCTTATCAGAATGTCATTTGTAGGAGGCACTAAACTTTTCAGTTATGACACTTTGGCAGATCCGATCTCTATCATGGGAAAGAAGACCATTGTTGAGATGGATGGAAAGTTCTTTTGGATTGGAACAGACAGATTTTTGTTTTATAACGGAATTGTGCAGGAGCTTCCTAATCAGATGAACTGCAACTATTTTTTTGATAACTTGAACTACACCCATAGAAATAAAGTGTGGGGAACGCGTGTTTCTAGATTTGGTGAGATTTGGTGGTTCTACCCACGAGGCACAGATACTGAATGCAATAATGCCATTATCTTCAACTACATTGAAAACACTTGGTATGAGGCCATGGCGTCACGAAGTGCTGGGCACACAGTCCAACTGTACACTAAACCTGTGTGGGCAGGTGATGAGGACGCACAGTCCACAACCTGTTTGCCGATCGGCACCATCCTAGCCACTTCTGCATCTACAGCAAGTGCCAGTCTAGTTCTGAACTTTTCCAGTACAGCTGGTGTTGCCAATGGGATGAAGATAAGTGGGGATCCTGGTATTCCAGGTTCTGCTACTGTGTCTTCGTTTACTGGTACTTCAGTTACAATGAGCCTGGCAGCAACGTCTCTCATAGCGGCTGGCACTGCCATAACCTTCACATCTATGACAACTGGCTTCGTACAGGGCCAATTGGCAACTGGATCAACGTCTGGTGCCTCAGGAATAGTCGTCAGGGCTACAGAGCGGTTCTTGAACCTGTCTAACGTCACTGGTATTTTCAACGCGTCTGAGACAGTTACTGGTACATCAGGCGCTACAGCTAAAACGCAGGGAACAAGTTTTTCGCAGACGCTTACTGGTGTTTACAGGCATGAAACAGGGTACGACAAGATTGTCGGACAGACTGTCAATGCCATAAAATCTAGCTTTACAACATGCAACTTTGGTTTGGCAGTGGGAGGTCCCTTTGACGATGTTCCACAAACTGTGGATGTCATGACACGTATAACTAAAATAGAGCCTGATTTTGGCCAAGTCGGCCCACTTACTGTCAATGTCTATGGAAAGAGTTATGCAGCCCAAGAGTACAAGAAGCTATCATCAGACGAGGTGCTGCCAACAACTACCTTCATTACGCCCAGAGTTCAGGAGCGAGTTCTCCAAGTAGAGGTCGTTTCTAATGTGGTCGGTGGTTCGTTTCAACTTGGAGAGACCCTGATGAAATTAGAACCTGGAGATGAACGTGGATCCAGTTAATCAGGGCCCAAACTTTGGTGGTCTACCATCCCCCCACGGGTTAAAATTCAACGAGTGGGCTCAAATTGCTGTAGAGCAGTTTATTCAATATGGCATTCCACAAGCTCCAGAAGAAAGTGCCTGGCGTGAGTGGTCGATCAGTTTTTCAGATGGTACTATGCCTGGTTATGCGGCACCTAATCCATGGGGATTCGGAAGTTGGCAAGACTGGGCTTGTGCTTTAATTGGCACAACAGCATAAGGTGAACCACAATGTCCTATGATTCTTTTGACCCTTCATACACAGATGACCAATATACGGCAGATTCACCCCTTCCGTCTACTGGTTCATATGTAGCTCCAACAGATACAGGTGCATTATCTCAGTATGATCAGTATGGCCCAAGTCAAGACCAGTCATCTTACCAACTGCCTAGTGATTTTAACCAGTATATAGGCGACTTACAGATCCAACCAAGTCAGTCAAGTCCAGGTCAATCATACCAAACTGGTCAAGCTCAGGACCAGTCATCTACTGCCTACGACCCCAAGTACGCGAATTCGTCAAGTTCTACTGATGGTCAAGGTGTTTTCAGTAAGATACTTCAGGGGTTTGGAATTCAGAACAAGAATGGGGAAGTTGATTACTCAGACCCAAAGGTCTTAGACAAAATTTTGAAGGCCGTAACAATTGGCGGGTCAATCGTAAATACCTTACGTGGCCCGCAGAACAAGAAGTCAGCTTCAGAACTCGCTGCTCAATTCAAGAGCCCTTTCGATACGTTCCAACCATCTGCTCAGACGGCCGCCAATAATTATTTTGGTGGTAGTTACACACCACGGACGCAACTTGCCGCTAGTTCCATGCCGTCTTCAATAGTCTCTGGTCAGAGATATGCTGGTGGTGGTGAGGTTGAAGGCGTGGGGCAACCAGTTGCAGAGCCACAGGGTCCGCTTAGTTTTGTCAAAGGCTCTGACACCGGCCAGTCAGACACTGTTAAGGCAAATCTATCGCACGGAGAATATGTTTTCGATGCTGACACTGTGGCCGCTCTTGGTGATGGAAATAACGAAGCTGGGGCAAGACTGCTAGACAAGTGGCGTGAGGAACTACGCCGACAAAAGAGATCAGCCCCTGCTGATCAAATCCCGCCAAAAGCGAAAGCCCCGACTCACTACCTAGGGAAGGTGAAATAATATGGCGGACTCAGGCGCACTTAGCTATCTGTTTGGAGGTCAACAACCGTCTGGAGTTGACACCTCTACGGCATCATCTAATGGTCTTCCTACCTGGTATCAGCAGTACCTATCTGGCATAGCAGGCAAGGCCACTCAGATTGCGGGGGCTCAGTCATCAGCTGCCGTACCTGCGCAATCAGTGGCAGGATTCAACGGAGACCAAACTCAAGCATTCCAAAACGTCAGGAACAATCAAGGTTCTTGGCAGCCAAATATCAATGCTGCTACGGAGACTGCCTCAAGCATCGCCCCAACTGCGAATGCCTTGGTTGGACAGGCCCAGTCTGCAGTATCCGGTCCAGCAGCTACATGGGATGATGCTGCTGCCACCAAGTACATGAGTCCGTATACATCACAAGTCATAGATAACATCCAACGTCTCGGAAACAGAAACCTGCAAGAGAACCTTCTCCCAGCTGTTCAAGACCAGTTTCTTGGGTCAGGTCAGTTTGGGTCAACCCGCAATGCGGATATTCTTGGCAGAACAGTTCGTGATGCCAATACAGATATCAATGGCCAGGTAACAAACGCTTTGAATAGTGGCTACACGAACGCCCAAACTGCATTCACAGCAGATGCTGACCGTCAGCAGCAGCAGCAGCAGATGCAAGGAAACACTGCTCTTCAGGGTGCTGCCGCTACGACCGCTGCTGGTACTGCTGGTGCTCAGCAACTCGGCGCTCTTGGAACTGCTACCCAGCAGCTGAATCTGAATGACAGCCAGCAACTTGGAGCCATAGGTTCTCAAGAGCAGGCCTTGCAACAACAAGGTTTGGATACTTCTTACACAAACCAAGTAAACGCCAATAACTATGATTGGGATACTCTGAACAAATTGAACTCAGTTGTTAGAGGTGTTCAGCTTCCGTCAACTACGACACAGACAACCAACAGCCCATCGAATGCTTCTGCGCCTTACAGTGGTTCGGCCCTGTCTGGCGTAGGGGCTCTGTCTACCTCTCTAGGTAAAGCGTAAGGATCTACTATGGCTGATGACAGCGGAGCACTCAGCTCAAACTACCAAGACCAACCTGTTACTGGTGGCCGTGACATCGCTCAAAACCTGGCTTACGGGTCTGGTAGCGGAGACATGTTTAAAGGGGCTCTTTCTGCTTTGATTGATCCAGAGAGATCGGGCCAAACTGAGCGCCAAGCATTCTGGGCTGGTATGTCAGGCCCAAACACTGGAGGCATGTCCTCAGTTAGCAATGCCATGTCTGCACAGGTGGCAGCACGTGAGGCCCAGGATAAACTGAGGGCTGCTTACATCCCGATGATTATGCAGACAATTACGCAACAGCGTTCTAATGATCTTGGTTACGCAAAGTTCGCCCAGGAGCGCGCTGAGAAGGTCACCCCACTCATCAACTCAGCTTTATATGGTATGCAAGCTGGGAACAATACTCCTGATTTGGAAACGGCTCACAAGCGCATTAATGACACAGGCTCGATGTTTGGCATGAGTCCACAAGAATTGTTGCCACATCATATCGCTCTGCAACGTGGGGCCGGTTCTGATGGCGCCAATATGGGTAGTTACTTGGACCAACTGAGAACGTCAGCTGCACCTGCTGAGTCTGGCATCGCCAAATTTGGTACCAATTCTGCTGGGGCTACCACCCTGCAAAACCCAGTCAAGGGAACTGTTGGAATGCCAGGATCTGGTGGCAACTCTGATGCTGTCAACCCGACGAAAACAGAGGTTGATCTCGATAAGCAGTACCGCTCAGATCCTGGCAAATACACTGATGACCTCACCGGGACCATGGCGTCCTACAATGACATCCTCCAACGTGGTAATGCCATTCAAGCGTCTCTCAATAGCTTCTCTCCAGGTAAGTACTCACAGACTGTGACTGGGTTGGCAGCTGCTACAAAAGATCTTCAGAAGATGTTCCCCAATGCGTCAACTGCGACTCTCAATGACTACGTGACAAATCTGATGGGTCCCAAAGGTGATGGCAAGGATGCCAATCCAGTGGCTGCGTCACAGTTTGCAGAAAGCCTTAAAACTCAGGAAACCCTAGCTCAGTTGAAGTCATCTCTTGAGGGTCAAGGTCGAATTGGGCAGCAGGAATTCCGCGCCTTGAACGCTGCCATGCTAGGCGTTTCTTCAGACCCAGCGGCGTTCAGTAAGTTCATGGACTTTACTCGTGGTCGTGCATCGAACACAGCTAACAAACTAAAAGCGTGGGGTGACTACGCCAAGCAGGCTGGTCCTAACTTATCTGTTCCAGCATTTGACATCCCATGGTCTGTCAATGAAGCTACTCAGTTAATAGGTGATAAGAACACTCCACCTAAGGCTGGCATGTTATCTCCGCCTGTATCGGTTCGTGAACCAGCTATCAAAGCCGCAGTTCAGTCACCTGGACTTGCTGGGCAACCTGGTTCACCTACTATGAATGTTCCGCCAAAACTGCCGCCTCAAGAAGTTGTGCCCCAGACTCCAGTACCACAGGTGAAGGCTCCTGTTGACCTTCGCAATTATGAGCTGGGAACAAAGATTGGGCCGACTGGTGTCCCATATGTATTTGACCACGGCGTCCCACGTCCGGCAAAACAACGTGGCGTCAGTGGAACTATTCAATAAAGGTTGACCATGGGACAACAGTTGACATTAGAAGACCTTACTCCAGAGGACCGCGCAAGTCTTCCGTACAATCATCCTTTGCTGGATGACTATGCGGTTCATAGCGCCTTGCAGTCTGGAGTTGACCCAAAACTAGCTCTGGCCATCAAAAACGCCGGAGAAAAATCTGGGTCTAAGTCTGTGAGTTCTGCAAATGCGCGTGGAGTAATGCAGACCATCCCATCTACTGGCAGAGCCATGGGCGTCAAGGATCCAGTTGATCCGATCCAATCCATCGACGGTGGCACCAAGTACCTAGCTCAACTGTCATCTCAGTTGAAGACTGACGATCCAAAGGTGCTTGCTGCAGCTTACCACGCAGGCCCTGGTTCTACTCCAGCAGTTACTGGTAATATGAATGGGTTTCCAAAGACTAAGGCCTACGTTGACCGCGTCACTAAACATCTGATGGGGAGTGCACAAGCTGCAACTCCTGAAACTGTCGCGCCTACTGATCAGCCAGCAGCTGCCGTTACCAAACCAGCAGCTTTTCCGCCAGGTCTTGGATACAGAGATTTGACTCCGGATGACCAGATTGCCTATCGGAAGGCGTTCTTCAAAGAAAACCCAGGAATGGATCCAACTGCTGGAAATAGTTTCGGGCAAAATGCCCTCATCGGAGCTGGGAAGTTCTTCTCAGACACTGGCTCAGGTATCAGACAATTGGCAGCAACTCCAGCCAACATCATCTCACAGGCGTTGAATGGCAAAGACATTATGACGCATGACTATGAAGGAGAAAAAGAACGCAAAGTTCTTGACTCCTCTTTGATGGATACAACAGGAGGTAATGTTGGGTATGGAGGCGCAGCAGCTGCTTCTCTTGCATTACCAGGCGGAGTGGCTACCAAGTTGGCATCAGGTACATTCAGGCCGCTGATTGGCCTACTCAACAACCCAACAGCTAAAGCTGTCTTGACAAGGTATGCGCCAGCAGCTGCAACTGGTGCCTCGCTCTCGGCGCTGACACCAACTACAGCTCCTGGTGAACGCTTAGAAAACGCTGGCATGGGTGTTGCTCTTGGCCCTGTTATGGACAAGGGAGGTGAGTTGATCGGTAGGGTTGCGAGACCTGTTACTCAATGGATTGGCGATCACGCTCCTCAGCTTGGGCCAATCAACAACCCTCTTCTGCGCAAGAGTTTCAATGCTCAGTCAACTCCTCAGCAGAGGCAGGTTGTCGCCCGCGCAGTGATGCATGATGTTCCTGTCTACCCTGAGCAGCTTGATCAACCAGGTGTCGCCTTAGCGAAAGGTGCTGCAGACGACCAATCATCAGCTTTGACTCGTGCTATGAACTCAACTCATGGCTCTGCATCTGATGACATTCAAGGGGCCCTCTCAGACAGTCGCCAGCGGTTGAGTGACACGTACGACCAACTTCTTGGAAACAAAGTCATTCGACTTGGGGCAACTTCCGGGCCTCCTCCAGCTAATGGTATCACTTCTAATGGCCCACCATCGCCGAACAATTTCAGTCAGCGGATGATGGATATTCGTGATGCCTACCTGAGGTCTAAGCCGATGAGCGCACCAGACTCAGGTTTGCTCAATGACATCGATTCAGCCATCACCCACTCAAACAATAACGGTACCTTGTCAGGTCGCCAGTATCAGAACTACTTGCGTGACTATTCTGCGTCTGGATCAAGAGCCAGGAAGACGTCCATTGTCAACAACACCCAGACTGGGTCGCCTGACTACGAGGCTGCTGATGCTTACGGCAAGATGATTGATGCTTTGCATGATCAAGCAGCGACTGCTATACCCCCGTGGCAGCAAGAATTGTTTCAGCAGACAAACCGCCAATTCAGAAACATGAAGACATTGGAAGGTCTTGCGCCGCCAGATCTGAACTCTGACTTCAACCCGACAACAGTGGCACGGAAACTTCAGCGGACTCCTGGACTTCAATTCGACCAGGGTGACCCTACTTTGCAGGACCTGGCCCAATTTGGTTCTACGTTCATGGGCATGGATGCCAATACCGGAAAGCAAAGTCTGTGGAAACAGGGTAAGCAGTTTGCCGGTAAGATGGCACCAGCCCTTGCAGCAGGTTTGGGTGAAGGTGCCATCATTTCTGCTGGTGTCAACCATGACCCAAATGACAAGGACGGTGTTCTGACTCAAGTAGCCAAGGCCTCCATTCTGCCTATTGCAGCCATGGCTGCTGCAGCTGCAAGCAGAGGTTCCTTGAATACCCGCATCAATCTTGACAGGTTGAACCAACCACGCGGTGCCTTGGCTGACTGGACTAGAACAGTTCAACCAGCACCTTCCATGGAGGCATTGATAAGGGCTCAGATGCCGATGGATGACCAACCTGATGAGGGACCTTCACCATGAGCGGAATAGCTCTATTTGAGAAAGCTACAGGTCCGCTGGCTGAGATCTACGCTCGTCTAGGTAAAGCCTGGACTCCTGAGATGCAGGCGGTTCAAGCGAGAGTAGGGAAGTTCTTTCAGGGACTTTCTGAGGATCCTGCCTATGCAGCAACAAGCCGAGATATACCTAAAGGGACAGACAGGTCGATAGCCTGGGACCTGGCTAAGAAGTACGGCTTGGACCCTCACTCGCTGATCACTGATCAGGGTTCTCTGACTGTCAGACCATCAGGGGCAAGCATCAGCCCCATCGGTGACACCCCTTTGACATTGGCAGCAGCTTTGAGAGAAGCTCCTGAGAACCGTCGTGCCGTGTTGATGGATAGAATCAAGTTTGCCAAAGACGCGGACATGGCCCCATATGGCGACTACCATGCCATCGATATGATGGGTGCTGAGGCTGGTTCTGGGCTGGCCAAGAAGTTCTATCCGCTGTTCACAGACTGGTTGCTTGCGCACCCAGGAACTGCTGCTTTAGACCTTGGCTTGTCAGAAACAAACATGCAGAAGAAAGGCCTGTACCAAGCCATGGCCATGGAGAAGTATGGTGACAAAGGTCGGAACCTGATGCAGATAGCTCCTGAACAACTCGATGGAAATTACGGCTCCTTCAAGAATGACGGGCAGTTCCAGAGGTCAGACACACCCACTCAGATCGGCGCTTTGAACATGGCCATGGGCAACAACACGACTGCGAAGGTTCGTGCCCTCATGAAAAAGGTCGACGATGAGCGATCAGCTTGGCTCAACGGTGAAAGCATCTTCCAAAATAACATGGATGGAATGGACAAGTTTAATGACTCGTACCTGACCGCCAGAAAGTTAGGTCTCAGTGATAGCTTCACACCCTCGTCGAACATGGACTTCAACAGGATTGGTGACTCCATTGGAGACCTATCCAGTCAACTCGGTATTGCCAGACCGGTTGGATATGATACACTCAGACGGTCTGGGTTGACCAACGACTTCCTGATTAACCCAGACATGGACCCAAGAGACTTCCTAGGATCTGAGACTATCCGTGGTCTGGCGAAGGCGAAAGGTGGGCGCGTGCAGGTTCCTGGTACACACTCCGGGTCGTTGACACAGTGCTACTGTGGAGCAAAATAGTCTTTGACCCGTTGTACCCGCCAGCAAGCGCGAAGACAATAGGAGTTTCTGTGTCATGGCAGTGACCAAAGATCTGAGCATCTCTGGCGAGCCACTCACCATCAGTCAAATAACCGGAGTAATACGGGTCGTCAGCATGTGAGTCTGCGCCGGCCTGGTAGATCACCAAGTCCCATTTTCTGCGGTTTAGCCAAGTATTCGTAAACCCTCTTGCGATGGGGTAATCTCCTCTCACCGAACTTTTTGATAACGAGAGATGCGACAACCAATCTAAACCTAGTTTGTTGATGAGGTCGGCAGTACCATCACCAAAGTGGCCATCACCGTCAATGATCAGAATCTTCGCATCAGGTTTCTTCTCATAGACTGCCATCGCGGCAAGGATCAAGCCATTAAAAGTGCAGTATCCACCGCAATAGCCGTATCCAGCATGGTGAAAGCCAGAGACAGGGGCGAAGACTGGAGTTTTTGGGTCTCTCAGAGCCGTCAAAGCAGCGTCTCGCATAATAGCGCATGAGAAAACAGAATGGAAGTTCTCACCACTGTCGCGAGAGCCATACCCATTGAGTTCGGTGCCAGCCAGTATGGCATTGACATACTTCTCACCGTGAATAGCTCTGAGAAGCTCAATGGTCTCGCCAATTACCGGTTCTTCCGCAGGGTCAATGGTGATGATTTTGTCATGTGCCATGTTGGCAGTGACTGAGAAGACGTCTATGCCCTTGGATAGGTTAGGAGCGCCTTCTACTCGATGTGGTGGTTTGTAAATGATCATGCTATGATTATAGCATGTCGAACCCTGTAACAGTGTATTTGAAGTCCAGTTTAATCCACTCACGACCTGACCTCAGCCAAAGGTCTCTGGCCTCCGTGTGAGGATATTCCTCCAGGTATACGATGCGCTTGCATGATGTATTCAGCAGAAGTTTCGTACAGGTCATACATGGACTGGCAGTCACATAAGCGGCGTCAATGGTGTAGACGTCTTTACATTGTAAGAGGGCGCTTTGCTCTGCATGGCTAGACATGCAGAGGTCTAGCCCTTCCCCACTCTTAGCCATAGAACCTGCGCATTTCGCTCCCCCGTGGCAATGAGGAAGACCTGGTGGTACCCCGTTGTACCCGGTAGATTGCACATGGCGCCTAGCGTCAGTCAATACACACCCGACAGCTCTACGACTACACGTAGAGCGCCCGGCTATTCTAACTGCGATCGACATAAAATACTCGTCACTAGAGGACCGGATTCCCTGCGGCCTAACACTAACGGCATCTTCTGGTGAGTACCCGGCCTTCAGGCGTAGATTTAGCCCCGTGGAGCTAATGCCTAGATCATCGGCCCATTCCTGCAAAGTCTTTGTCAACCCAAATGCAGTTACCCAATGAGTATTGGACTTGTTGACATTAGACTGCTGGACAGTTACCCATTTAACATTTCCAACTACGTAACCCTTGTCGTTGTCAGTCCGGTCTAGAACTGCCCCTTCAAATGCCGGGCCGACGGCTTTGTAAAACTCGGTGTAGCCATCAGGTCCTAGCCAAGAAGGTTCTACTTCTAGGCCCGGGTACCTAGTTTCTGAGAACCGTTCTTTCCATGAGGGCATAGACACTTGGCAGCGAGCCACCATACTCGCCCAGGCAGTATACTCCTTGGTTTGCCTGCCATCTATGGTAACTGGGGCCTCAAAATTCCTTTGACTGCATTTGCGGCAGCCAACCCCACGAAGCACGTTGTATTTCCAGACTCGGCGCTCTAACCCGCACCCAGTACACTTCACTAAGAAGTAATTGTCTCCAAGGTCTTCAACCACTTTGTTCAGGTTATACTCTCCGCCCGCTACAACTGTCTTCATTTTGACCACCAACGGAGGTCATCACCAGGCTTCGTGTCACGGAGAACCTTGAGAGTCAACATCAACTCAGCTTCATCCTTGTAAAGAACTTCAGGAGTGTCAGGTTGAGCCGCATCTGAAGGGGGTGACAAGCCAAGAACTGATGGCACCATAGCAGCTATAGTCAATTCTTTGGCCTGAGCCCACTGCTCTTCGTACAGGTGACTCGATGCTGCCGTAAGGTACAAAGTGCCTGGGGAGACGAGGATGCCCTTCTGGGCGTGGAGACGGCAGCAGATCAAGTGAGCCAACATGCTGAAGTTGAAAACGTCATATGGCAAACCAAGCCACACATCAGATGATCTCATATATACAGACAGGTTCAACTTGTCTCCACGGATAAAGGCAAAGATAGCCACCGTGCATGGAACATCCTTCGTCCGTTTTGGTTTTTCACGCCAGATAGTCAGACCAGCTTGACGCGAAAATTGATCCTCAGCCAGTTTGGTAACCACGTAGTCAAGCTGATCAGAGATTTTAGGACCATAGGCACCGAAGAAGATCTTGCCATCGTCACTAAACGCGTGGATCCGTTGGTTCCACGTGGCAATGCCTTCAACTGTCTCATCACCGGACAGGATCCAATAGGCTTCAGCTGCCATGAACTGGTAACTGAGCTTGCGCTCAGTCACAGTCAGAACAGGTCTGCGCATGGGGACACGCACCGTGTGCTGTGGTATCTCCAGAGTGTGCTTGCCCCTTGGACTGACCATTGAACCAGTGGTCAGTATTGAGTGAAGCGTTACAAGCCAGTTAGCATTCACTTCTCGCTCCTTGGGTCTGCCAGGAAAAACCCAGCATAGTTGATGATGTCGAGAGCCGTGTCGCGAAGACCCTCGAAGTTGGGCTGGCCGCCATCCAAGGTCTTCTTGGTCAGAGACACGAAGCGCTCAGTCTTGGTGTGCAGCATCTGAGCATAGCTGGACACTCCAAACGGGAAATACCCAGTGCGGTCAATGGTGTGAGGGTCAGACTGTCCATGGTTGTAATCCTTGCTCTTCTCGATACAAAGCAGAACAGCTTTGGCCACTGCTCCAGGATGGCCACGGCGGTGATATATTTCCAAGAGCATTGACTCAGTATCAATGGTCTCAAGTGGTCTCAGTGGTTTTTTGATAGTTGCTTTTAAAGTTGGCATGGTTTACTTCCGGTAATGGTCTGGGTTAAACAAAATTTCCTCAGTCTTTGGCCCAACCCAACCAGGTGGTTTTGCGACGTCAACCTTGATACCACGCTTGGTTGTACCAATGACCTTGGCCATGTTGGCGCGTTGTACGTCTTGCCACAGCACCTCCCATGGAAGGCCAAGTTCAATGGACGTGCCTTTAGCAACGTAGACCAAGTCTATGAGGGCATCTGCCATACCGGGCAAGTCGCCCTCAGTGTACGCCTTCCTGAACTCATCAAGTTCTTCCTGCATAAAGTCAGTGCGCTCTCTGATGCGCCCAGCAGCCAAGTCTTGTGTCGGGTATGGCGACATCGGCTGCTTGAACTTCTTGTAGAAGTCGCGGACGTCGACCATTTCATCATAGACGAACTTGCGCTTTAAGGTTTTAAACCACTTAAACATTGTTTCTCCTGTTAAAAGTCGAGACTGCCAAAGCAGCCTCCTCGACAGAATTAAAATACCCTAGATAAACCTGTTTGTTATCTAACCTAGACATGGCTCTCCATTTACCGGTAAGCTTATTCCATTGCACTCCATGGACGCCGCTTTTAGATCCTAGAACATTCTTCTGATTCCTAGAATTCTCAGATGGAGTTGCCCATCTGAGGTTGCTTAAGACATCATCTGTTTTGATTCTATTCCTATGATCAGCTTGCATTTCAGGTTCTGACTGAGGACCTTTAAAGGCCTCAAGCATAGTTCTGCCTATGTAAACCTGGAGATTCTTTAAGCCAACCTTGCAAAGAGTTACAACTCTGTAGCCTTTAACCAGCTTTGGTTTCAGCACTCTAATGTTCTTCGAGTGAAAAGACTTAACATTTCCTAGACTCGAGACCTCATACAAGTTCTCGTATCCAGTTATAGCCCTCCACTCTTCAGCTACAGCGGTTTCCGGCATTTCCACAGGTTATTCCTGGCACTATCCTTGTACAGCGGGCCAAAAATGTTGCTGAGGGCATCAGAATCAAAGTAGGTTGACAAGGCCTTATATACCTCTGCAATGGAGGCTTTACTGGCCAAATCAGAGTCGGCTTTACCGATTGACTTGATGTTCATGAACGTTCCCCATCGCTGCTCAACTTTGAATCCAGCCTTATCCAGGTACTTCTGGAGCATGGGAACATCAACCTCAGCAATATGGTTCTTAGCCATGTGCACATGATCCCAGACTGGTGTAGACATCAGCATGACACCGCCTGGTTTAAGGCAATCAAAGCAATTTTTCAAGAACTTTGCCTGAAACTTGCTATTGAGATGCTCAAACACCTCATAATGCACAAGCACGTCGTAACCCTCAGGGCGTAACTTCATGAGTTCCTTGTGGCGCTCAACAAAGTTGAACTCACCGATAAACGTCAAACGCTGGCTGTTGGATGGTTTCAACTTGTTCAGATCAACGCCGACGTAGGTGTTGACGTGAGCAGCTGCACCTCCTGTCAAGATCTTGCTCAGCGGCCTGTCTTCGCCAGCACCGATTTCAAGAACGTGGTCCTTGGCTGTGATAAACCTACGGGCAAAAGACCAGCGGAAAAAATGAGAACTGTAGTCTCTGTGAAGGGTTTTCCCATGCCCGTTAGCATGGAGTTGTGTTGTGTCGTAGTCACGAGTGTCGCGCTCGACTGCAGGTTTTGTAGCCATGGTATTTGTGGATCCTCAGCAAAAGGTTAGTAAACCAGAAAGACCTTGGCTTACGCCGCCGGCTGTTTGGGTGTCTTGACGGGTTTGGCGATCTTGGGTTCAGGCACTTCGACACCCTTCTTGATCATATCCTTGCGGTACCAGGCCACGTAGCTGAACTTCTTGTCGTCAAGACCATGTTCTGCCTGCACCTTTTCAAAGATTTGCTCGTCAGTGAACTTGCCGGTCAAGATCAAGTCCTTGAACATTTGGGCAGCCGACGGTTTCTTCACCGCGTCTTTTTCGGCGGTAACCTTGGGCGCCTTAGCGGCTTTTTCAGGTTTTGCAGCAGCGACCGCAACCTTGGTTTCTTTTTCCACTTTGGCAGTGGACGCCTTTTTGGCAGTGGCCATTTCGATTTCCTTTTGGGTGAGTTTAGTAAGGCGGCCAAGAGCTTCCATGGCCTCCGCTGAGGCACCCGCCGTCATGGCGTACTGCGCATAGAGCGTAGCACACCGCGCCGGCGGGTAATCGACCATCTGTTGGTACAGACCGTCGAAGGTTTTCCTGGACATCGCTTCGATATTGAAACCGTTTTCGATGTTCAGAGGTATGAATTCTATCGTGCTTCCATTGCCATTCAATGCCAAACATGTGCGACGTTCACGGTCTGCACAAACAGCGGGGAATTTAGTGATTGGTCCGTAAGTGATCATGTAATGTTCCTCAGCGTTAAAGTATGATCATTGTATCATGCCTATGATTTTTGGTGGCGTGATTTTGCCAGATTCTTCAAACCATCAAACAAAGCATTTTGAGTTTTGCCCTTAGCAGTCAGGCTGTTCCAAACATATAGGTCCACTGTGTTGTCGCACAAGAATACGTGAACAAAGACACGTTTGCTCTTATTACCCTGCCTGAGAACGCGCCTAATGAACTGCTCGTAGACCTCTCCGTCCCAAGTCAGGGTGAACCACGCCACGTTGTTTCCAGCCTCTTGGAGGTTCAACCCATGGCTAAGACTCTGTGCTTGGGCAAAGAGGACTGGAATTTCACCTTTGTTCCAACGGTCTTCCAGTTTCTTGAAGTCCTTAGCAGCATGGTCAGCGGCAAAGACTGCATCTGGTAACGCCTTCCTGAGCCTCTCAGCCTCGTGGCTAAACTCGTAGGCAACTAGAAGTGGAGACCCTTGAAGTTCTTCTATCAAGACTTCCAGAGCTTCCACCTTCTCTGTATGGAGTTCCACCCACTCGCGCTTGGTCTTAGCTGGCTTAAACAACACTTCTACATCTGGCGTCAAAAAGACTCCACCGGACGCCATCTGACGGCACTTGCCCATAGCGACACCGGTGTTTTTGGCCACAATCTTGCCGGTCTCGACCATGGCCACGAGGTCATCCTCAACACTCAGATAGGCCTTCAAGGCGGCTGGTGGCATCTTCACGCGGATCAAATTCTCTATCAGCTGAGGCATTTCCAAGTAATCCTTGGCTGCCATTCTGAGCACCAATGGGTTGATTCTCTCGTAGATGAGCTCTTCACCGCCTGGCTTGATATCCCAACCAAACCCAGAGTAGGCTGGAGTGAAGTAAGTCTTCTGGTAGTGAGTCACATACTGTCCAAGACTTCTACCTTGGTCTAACATGTACATTTGGCCAAATAGCTGGAGAAGCCCGTTAGCTGCCGGTGATCCAGTAAGACCCCAGCGACGTTGGAATAGGCCAATGACCTGCTTCATGGCTTTGAACCGGTCAGACTGGTGGTTCTTGAAGGCGGTCAGTTCATCGATGACCAGAGTCCCAAACCCCAGCTTCTTGAACCTCTTCATGTCGACTGAGACAGCGTTCTTGCCAGTCCTTATCGACTTGGCCTTGGTGACTCCAAGTAGCCAATCGAGTCCACCTGGGTTGATGACGTAGATGTCAGCATCCTGCTTCAGCAACTCGTCCTTGTTTGGCCCGTGCAAAACCACAATTCTAAGTCCAGCGAAGTCCAGCCATTTCGCTGCTTCACCCGGCCACGTGCTGTGCGCTACGCGCAACGGAGCGATGACCAAGACCTTGCTTTCGACTTTCGCCTTAAGCATCAATTTTATAGCGGCTAGCGTGATAGAGGTTTTTCCTAAACCTTCACTAGCCAGGGTCGAGAAATAACCCAGCCGCACCATGTTCTAACAAGAACTTGATGGCCTTGCGTTGAAACCCGTGAGGATTCCAAGGCTGGGGTTTCTCGACCCTGAACAGGGTCATCTCCATGTTATTTCCTAGATCTCAGAAGCCCAGCCGAAATTTTCGTCTTAGCTTCTTCAGTATGATGTTTGCCAAACATTGGATGTTTAGCTCCGGTTCGTCCATAGCAAGGCGCATCTTCTTTGGCCTTACCATACATTGGGTTGCCTTTCCAGAAACTCTTTTACTCATCTTTGCGCGTTTTTCTATGGCCCAAATCTTTTCCCAAATACCTTTGTCAGAGGCGTCTAACTGGTTTTCTTTATTGGTGCCCAGCCAGAGATGGTCTGGGTTAATGCAACCTTTGTTGTCACACGTGTGGCAAACAACCCATTTGGAACTGGGCCTTTATGAAGTTGGTAAGAGGCGATATTTGTCCTACGGGGGTATGACGCCCTTGGTAAGTGTCTGGCCAAAAGTCCGTACCCATTCCATGACAGCCCACCACACCGCATCCAACATTCGCCAACCACTTCATAATTTGCGCTCAACTGAAACACTAAGTAGCCACCAATGTCCTCCTGTGTCCTAGCTGCTCTTCCTTTTTGCGTAGTCTTTCCTAAAGGATCTATTTTATATTAAGCGCTGCTTCCACGGCGCGGGCGAGCGATTGAAGAGCTCTATCTGCATTTGTATGTACCTCGACTTGGTAACCTAGGAGACAGAGTTCGGCGTGAATTACTGACTGCTTTAGGCTTGGCTCGTAGCCTTCACGTTTGAACTCAAAGAAGATCGGGCGACCTCCTGGCATCCAGATAATTCTGTCTGGGTACCCAGTGTCGCCTGGTATTTCAAACTTACTGACCTTGAGGCTCCAGTGCTTCCAGCACTCCCGGACAAACTTGGCCTCCTCGTCAACTTCAAGGTCTCTCACTTCAGACGCAGCCCAGGGTTCAGCTGCAAGATAGTGTTCAAGTGAATGGCCTGAGACTTTGCGTCGTCTAGAGCATTGTGGTATGTGCCAACACGCTCCAGCTTAGGAACGTTGATGGCCAAGTTCTTGATGGTGCGATAGCAGCGGCCATTGTATGGGAGCCAACCCTGCTCCAATCCAACAGCTTTGTAGGCACAGGCCAGAATGGGGTTGTCAAAATCAGCGCCATTACCCCAGACCTTGACGCCAGTATCACGCTTGATAAAGGCATTGAAGTCAGTCAACACACTGGTGAGAGAATTTTGACCGTCGAGCAAAGAGTCACGAAGAACTTGGGTGGCCTCAATACTTTGCCTGCTCCACCACTCAATAGTGTCCGGATCCTCATGGAGCCCGGCTTCTTCACATGAACGGCGGTGGATGACTTTGTAGAATTCGTCGCCGAGAGTCTTGCCGTCAAAGAAGACCGCACCAATGCTCAGAATAGAGCAACCTGGAACTGTGCCCAGGGTTTCAAGGTCTACCATCAAGTGTTTCATTCATTTTTCCTTTAAAGTTATGGACATTCACAAAATATGTACCGAGTGAAGCTCATTCCACACTTGACACAGTGAGATGGCTCTGGGTCACCGTTAGCTGTTTCAACGTACTCCCAGTCATGAGAACAAGTCTCTGGGTAACTTGGAGTGACATGGATGACAGTTGCTTCTTCACCATCCATGTCAACTTTATCTCCTGGTTTCAGCACTTTAGTTCTCCTTTGGTTGTGGTATCAAAATTGGCAGAGTCCAGGGCCGCCTTTTGCTTTGCCTGACTGTCCGTAAAAGCACCATTTACATTTGTCATTGGCCTTAGGAGCAAAGAGTTTGTCGTTGAACATTGGCTTCACACGCTTCTCCCACAGCTTCTTGAGCTTGGGAACGTCTGACCGGTCATAGACAATCTCGTCATCGGGAGCCGGGTAGATCATGCCCTGGTCCAGGTACACGAGACGTGGCTTCACGAACTTGATGTGTGGATGCAAGAGCAAAGCAGCAAGCGCGTAGAGCTGAAGCTGCTCAAGATATTCCTCGTGCAGTTCATCACGCATTTTGCCAGTCTTCCAGTCAGTGATGACCATGGTCTCGTCATCAGACTGGTGAGCAGCATCGAGCTTGATGCGGCACCAGCATTTCAGCCAGTTGTTCCACTCTGTGCGGTCCCACCCCTCGGTGAATGCCCAGTTATCTTCCACCGTGGTACCAACGGCACGCTTCTTGTAGAGCAGGCGGAGTTTCTTGAACTCGTCTGCAAACAGTTTCAGCTCTGCAGGCAGTCTTGTTACCATGCCTTTGAGGTACTGCTCAGCCATCAAGTGGATGTCGGCACCTCGTTGCATCGCTTGGTTCTTAGGCTCCGCGATCTTCATTAATGCCGAATACTTAAATTTTGCAGGGCATTGGCGATAGGTAGAGTACCTAGAGAAGCTCCAAGCCGTCACCTTCATTTTGTCAGTTGCCATTGTTTTTACCGTTCTTTCTAGGAAGTGTCTTGTTTAGCTTTGTCATGTTGGCAGCTAACTTAGCCCGTCTTACATCATCCAACCCAACGAGAAAGTTCAGATGGGTTTTATGTTCTTTCTGATGACACTTCTTACAGAGTGTCTGAATGTTCGACTCTACATTGCTCGATCTATCTTGGTCCCTATGGTGCCCACAGAGAAACTTCTTACTTCCGCACTTCTCACAGACATCTTTGATGAAGTCACGGTAACGATGAGGTGCATCTGGTTTATAACTATGGTGTTCAGGTCCTGATTCTTGGCCATGTCCAGTACCTACGCCAGGTTGTTTGATAATTCCCTTCTTGACCTGCCAATCGTAAGTTGCTTTTGATTTAACTTCCTGCGTCCAGACACTGGCTTTGCAATCAGAACTGCAGTATTTAGAGCAAGAGCCAGTTGGCTGGTACACCTTGCCGCATACAATACAGTCTTTGGACTTGATCAGTCGCATTCTTTCATTTCCGCCCAGTTGAACCCTGTTTCTCCATCGCTCATCATTGGAACTTCTAACCCGCAATTGTTCATGCATTCTTTTAGAATACTCATTTCAGTTTTTGCATCCTTGATTGGTGAACTGATCAGAATTTCATCGTGCACAGACAGAAGCATTCTTGACGATCCCTTAGCTTTGCTAAATCTGATGACAGCATCCTTAGTCAGATCAGCTGAACTTCCCTGAATAAGATAGTTCGTCAACTTGTAGTCAAAGTGCCTAAGTCGTCCATCAACCAACTTGGGTTCTTCGCAGTAATATTCACGACCGCCATAAGTTGTTATTGGTAACTTTGCCTTAGCCCTAGCCTTCAGATCACTCTGAAGGATTTTGATACCAGGAAAAGTCCCAAGGTAGGCATCCCTAAACTTTTTGGCTTCTTCTACTGAGCACCCAAGACTTTCAGCCAACTTACCAAGACCAGACCCATACAAGATGGAGAACGCAATGTTCTTTGTCTCTTTACGCGTGATTACACGCCCTGTCATCTTGGTAATTAAATCTGCGGCATACTGGTGCAAATCAATATTTGGATTTTCCAAGTACGCTTCGGCAAGACCACCACCTACCATATGGGCTAAAACGCGCAATTCTTGACTGCTAAAATCACGACCACACAAAATCTCACCTTTCGGTGCTGAGATGTACCCACGCATCTTCGGCAGTGGCGGCAAGTCTTTGAACGGGCACTTAGCCAACCCCTTTTGCTCATGCGCGAAGATGGGCTTAAACTCGTTTGGAATGTTTTGAAAATTCGGTGTGGACGATAGTCTTCCTGACCTTGTGCCAACGTCACCTTTCACTTGGTTCCATGTAGTGTAGATCATCCCACCAGACATATCAGCAGTGTACAACCATGGCTTCATGAAGGTGCCAAGGCATGTCTTCAATTGCGTTCTGTATTTCAAAACAGCAAGAAGGACTTTGTCAGTAACACCAAGCAGCAATGCTTCTTTGTTTGTCTGGTACTTTCCAGTTGGAGTTGTTGGCAGTAAATTTGTGTCAGCTTTTCCGACTGCCACCATAGCGTCAACTAACTGAGCTCCTGAATCAAGGTTGATAGACCCATCTGATTTGAGTTGCTTGTGGATCCATGCCTCAATGGTCTCCATCCACTTTGAGTAGAGTTTTACATCTTTGGCAAGTTTGTCGTGGGAAACATGGACACCTTCCCGCTCCATGCCAAGCAAAATAGGCATTAGTTCCCGTTCGCGGTCGTAAGCCTCTTTCATACCTCTGTCACATGTCTTCTCGTATAGCAATTGGAACAAACCACTTGTGCGATCTGTATCGCCCTCAGCGTATGTTCCAACAAGGTCACCAGGAGCAAAAGCGATGTACTTACCAAAATAATGGTCTGACTGTTTGGATTTGCTAATCTTAATTCCAGGAATGGGCTGGTTAACGACAAGCCATTCACCTACAGCATCTTGCTCTTCAGCTGGGAGCCCAAGCAATCTATTCGCAGATGGCTTCAAGCCAAGTTCCATCTGATGAGGATCATCAAGGAACAGTAAGAACATAGTATCTTCTATCTTGTCCCACAGCAACTCTGGCATCCCCATGTGCACTTCAGCCACATCGATGTCGAACTTGCCATTTTGGAAGAGAACACCATCCTTGTGAGCCCAGGCCTTCTTCAAAGCAGCTTCCGCTTCGCCCCAAGAACAATTGTTCCCGGTTACGTGGCCCCAGGCATAGTACTTAGACTTTTTGCCCTTGTACTTGATGGAGACCCCGACAGGAGCCGGTGGGTAGAAGGGCCTGGCCTTGATGCCGATGGTTTCAAAGTCAACTGTAACCGGAGAAGGTATTTTCAATTTGACACCATAATTTTGATGATTATGACAATGGCGATGAACAGAACAAAACCAGCTCCGCCAGTCTGCTTAGCCCCACTGCCAACAAGTCCTGAGACAATCAAGAAGATAATCAATCCGATGATCCAGGACATAGCTCCTCCCTCTCGCGGTGAGCGCGAACAATGTTCAGACGAGAATGGATCCGCAACAGAATGGTCTTGCTTTTGCGAGGTCCTTTTTGCTCCAGCTTGAGCAGACGCATACACTCAGCCTCATCAGCGTCTCTCAGATGCTCGTTCAAGCCGTTCCAGGTGCGTAGTACAGGGTCTTTATGGTTCATGCTTCAGTCCTTTTGAAGGTGGCTCTGAGCCTCTATTCTCAGTGTGACACGCCTGCTATGAAATAGCAACCTATTCGTCAAACCACCATCAAAAAGCCCTGAGCCCGAAGACCCAGGGTAAAGGCGAGTGATCTCAGCCAAGGGAGACAATCAATACTTGCGTTTGGCTACTGGTTTTGCAGGAGCCGCTTTGACAGGAGCTTTCACAACACCTTTGCGGGACACTGGAGCTTTGACAGGTTTTTCTTCGACTTCGTCGACCTTGTAAGGTGAGTCAATGGTGCTGACCGCTTCAGGCTTCCGAGCCATGATGATCGCCATCAACTCGTTAGGCACGTTGCCCAGAGCTTCAAAGGTCACACGGAATTGGCTCTTGACATCAGGCACCACGCTGATTTTCGTGAACACGCCGAGTGGAGGCCGTTTCAGAGAGGCGGCCAAGGTTTTGACGTAAGCGGCGTAGCCTTTGACAGAAGTGACTGGGAGCTTCAGGAAACCCAGTTGGGCGTCCTTGTAAGCGTCTTCATCTTCTTCAGGTTCAAACGTACCATCCTTAGCAAAGGTACCGGCTGAGATGAGACCCATACGGCGCACATTGCGGCATGCCTTGCCCTTGCCCTTGTCAGCAGTACCGAACTCGTTCATGGGGCAGCCATGGCAAGTTTCGTTCTGCTCAGTGCCGGCTTCGATGACGACTTCATGAGGTGCCATGTCCTTTTCTTCGCGACCAAAGGAGAAGCACAACGGGCCTTTGGGTTCATCAGGGTCGTAGTCAGAACCGTAGAACACATTTTCCAAAACGGAGTCGAGGATGATGACTGCCATTTCGTTGTTCTTCATCGGTGAGTCATTCCAGGCGAGGATACCGCCCTTGAGACTGAAGAAGTTGCCAGTCGCCGTACTGGCTTCGGTTTGCGCTGCAGCAGCTGCCTGTTTGGCAAGCTCTTCGTCCCAGTTAGCGACGGCGCGGGAGGTACTCGCAGGAGCGGGTTTCTTGGTGGCCATTTAAGGTTCCTTTGAAGTTGGTAGTTTGTTACTAAGTTCCGGGCTTTCCTGGATGTCAACCTCAGAGTCGCTGAGGTGCCGAGGACTTGACTATACCTTGTTAAGGCTCAGAGTAACGACTTGGAATCGCTTCACACCGTCCACTTCTTTACCCGATTCCCAAAGCTCCTTGACAGCGGCCGGGGACAAGCGGTTTTGCATCAGATCCCAGCGTTTGTGCTTGGTGATGTACTTATGGAAGAGGTCAGCATCTTCAATCTGAGGCTCATCACGAGTGACCACGGTGACACGAGCAATGGCTCCGGCCACGCCTGACGCGTTTGATTTAGGGAGGTTGTCGATGATGTAAGCCTTGAGAGCCTTTTCCTCGGCCTCGACTTCGTCGACCGCCTTCTGACCTGCAAGGCGCTTGGCCTTGAGTTCATAGAGACGGTCGGCACAAGAACCCATGGCTTTTGGGAACTTGTAGGTTGGTTTGGTAGTTGCCATTTGTGATCCTCAGCAGTTGAACATGGGTTGATTATAAAGTGCTTTGCCCAACCTGTAAACACTTATTTGTCACGTTTCATCAGTTATCTGACACGGGACTGGGTTCTCATCAAACCTGACTGCTTTGATTGTTTTATGCCCAAGCAAAAGTGCCTTCATGATGCGGTGGCGACCATCCATCAACTCACCATCTTCATCGAGGATGATTGGTTTGTCTAAGTCAGCATTATTGACAGCAGCCATGTGCATGACCATTTCGCGCAGAGTTAATTTTTGATAGTAATACCAGATGTTTAGGTAATCAAGTGGTACGTCCATCACTGGTAGGTCTCTGGACAGCTCAAACAGCTTTGGGACGCTCCATCCGCGCTTACCAATAATTGCCATCTGATCTTTTGGATCAGGCCAAGGTTTTATCTTCATAGGTTTCAGGTGTTTGTAAACAGGTAATTTTATCCGTGTGAAAATAATTACCACGCCATGGGCTATGAGGTGGCAATCTCTTGAGAGGTGGGAGCCGGTGGATTTTGGTGCGCTTGCCATCGACCCACAATCCAGGACCTGGCCCAGAGCCTACACCTAAGACCTTGGGCTCAGTGAGTGCTCTTGCCAAATACTGGAATGGGTCTTTCATTTCCGGCTTTGCCACAGTTTAAACAGCAAGGTTAGCACGTCGATAAGTTCTTTTCCGAGAACCCATCCAGACACAAAGTAGAGGAGTGCGTGGTCACCCATTTAATTGCCTCTGCACCAAGTGGGTAGCAGCCTTCTTCTGGGCAATCTTCAAAGTAGGCAATGTGAGCGTAGTGCTTGTGCTGGTTGTCGTCATCCAGAACCCCTTCTTCTGGGCACTCTGTGATGACTATCTCGGTCTCCAGTTCAACGCTGGTAAATGATACCCCGTCCTTCAAGACGAAGCCAACTGATTCAGCCAAGTCTTTTATCTCAGCCACAGTTAGCGTAATTGTTTGGCCACTCATGACATGTCCTCCTTGCTACGGAGACCTTTGAAGACGGGAAAGCGTGGAGCTTCTACGCACCCTATTGGAAAATATTTGAAGGTTACGATTTTTCCGATGAGGTCTTTATCAGACCAAAGTTGAGTGCGCTGTTCATCGTTGAAGCCGGTTCCGATATGGAACTCCACGCCCTTGAAGTCACCGTTGATACCACGAACTTTGATCGCACCAAGAGTGCCCATGGGCTTCAGGCCAGCCTTTTTAGAAGATCGTTCAAGGTGGCCCTGAGCATTGGCGATGAGAATGTTGCCGTTGTGCTGAGCTTCTTCAACACCAATGATAACAGCCTCAGCATCAGTAAACCGCTTCAGCTTGAGCAGCCATCCTTGGTTGACAGTAGACCTGCCTTGCTTGTAGAGACCGTCTATAGATCTGATCATGAGACCTTCATAGCCTTGTTCTAGGTACCTAGCTTCATGGTCTAGCAGGTCTCTTTCGCAACGGCAGAAGTCATGAGGAACCACTTTACAAAATGGATTCACATCATTGATTTCAAACACAGATTCTGAAAATCGTCTTGGAAACTCTAACGACTCGTGAAAAGAGTCGAAAACATGAAAATCAAGATTTGGTTCTCCTTCACGGCTCATAACGCCACTAGACGTGGTGTTGAAAACATCTTTGTCAGTAGGATCACCTACAATGAGCTCACCATCAAGACCTTCACACTCAGGCCCAAAGAGGCTTGCCGTAAACTTGTTCGGAATAGGTTTGAGGTTCCTAGAAACCAGCTTTCCATTCTGCACCATGGCACGAATGCCATCCAGCTTTGGGCTGACAATCAGTGGGTACTTCAAGGATGAGAGATCCTTAATGGCGGCAGCCAACATTGGCTTAAACTTCATGACTCGTCTCCTTTACGAACTTCAAACCTTTGCACTTGGGGCAAACCATTGGCATTTTGGTGAAGCCCTTACCAAGCAGAACTTTGCCCTTGCCGTGGCACTCAGGGCATTGAGCTTCGAGCGCAGTCTCAAGCCCAAGAGCTGCTGTATATGCGCCACGATACGTCGTGAACTCGATGGAGTTTCCTCCCCTGTCCGGGTGATGTTCAGAAGCCAGAGCCCTCCAATGGGCTTTTAGACTGGCCACACCACACCCCGGCTGGACGCCGAGAATGTCGTGATGTTTGCTCATTTTGTGACTGATTCAGCATTAGGATCGTAGGCGTCCAACTTAACCATCAATTCATTGAGGTACGCCAAGAGAGCTGGCTTCGCAACCGGTACATCATGGTCGTCGATCCCGATGTTTTTCTTCTTGACCTCGAATGTCTCCATCAGGTCTTCGCGCGTTGCACGAGCATCTGCGTTAGTGGAAGACAAGCGGCGAGCAAGAGTTTCACCATCGTTGGATTTTGCAGTAACAAGGTAGCAGCGCATAAAGTCCTTTCAAGACTAGTTAAAATTCTATTCTATTCTACTCTGACAGAGCTCATGTTTTGCCACGTTTATGGGCCATTGCATCAAAGTGCATCTGCAGGTCCAACAGGCCAATGACGATGGTTCTCGCGGTATTCAAGTCCTTAGGACCGTGGAAAGCGAAAATGAAGTTTGTATCTGACCCCTTGGTCTTGATGACTGCTTGAATTTGCCCGTCGATGACAAGTTCTAGGCCCTCTACATTTGAGTAGTAAGGGTCTTTGTGAGGCTGTATTGAATGCACTTCTTAGTCTCCGTCTAATTCAGTAAAATCTGGATCGCTGTCCTTGGCCAATTGTTGCAGCATCGCTTCTTCGATACGGCAAACCTCATTTTCCTGAATGAAGTTGACACGATTGACCGGACCTGAGATAGAAGCGTAAGCCTCGATCAAGCTGATCTCATCAGGGTCACCTGGATCAACGTCAGTTTGAGGACAGCCTCTGCGATATTCGAAGGTGCAGTCAAACTCTTCATCCCCAGCGCCCAGCTCTTCGTGCGGCATCGCGATGATGAAGGTCCCGTAATGTATTGACATGATCTAGTCCTCAGCGTTAGTAAGATCATATTATAAGCCTGATCAAGCTATTTGTAAACAGTTATTTGATGACTATGGCTCAAATCCTGGTTGGAGTTTGTAGTCATCAGGAACTACCTTGTAGTACCTTGACGTAGTGTTTCCCATTCCGCCATTGATGAGGTCAGCCATCTTCTGCAAGGTATCCTCGCCCAAAGGAGGAAGTCCAGTGACGAACTTTTCATCTGGGTAATCACCGCCAAAGTTGTCAGTGTGAATTAGTTTCATGACTCATCCTCAGTTCCTGAACATGCTTCATCACCAAACTCCAGCAAGTCAATTCCACGAACCTCGAGCCAGGCAACAATGAAGTACCACACGACGAACACTAGAAGAATGCCACTAAATACCCAGATTACTGATGGTATAAACACAAATCTGATAATCCAGTCATAGTTCATTGCAGATATTCCTTTTTGTTACCCGGCGCCTGTAAATGGTAAGTTTCGCGGAAGTTGTGAGCAGTTCACGTTCCAATCGTTCGATTGTGTCTGCTGCACGCCGCAACTCGGTGTCTGCTTTGTCGCACCAGGCGTTTTTAGTGCTTGACAGGAATCGCGATGCTGCCAGTTGACGGAGTTGAGCTGGTGTGGTCATGATGCGCTCCTTGTGGTTGCTGCGAGCATGGCTTCAATGAGATCAGCCTCAACAACTCCATCCCCAACTTTCGTGAGTCCGTGATATTTAAGAACTCGGCGAACTGCCGAATGCATTTCAGGGGTACGCCTCATCGGTTGCCATCCTTCTGGCACGGGTGCCGCGCCTTCTGCGGCGTAGACGGGATATCCCACCACAGTGATGCGCTGTGTATTGATTGTTGACGGCGTATCACCTGTGGTAACAAGCATTGTGTAACCATCACCAATAGGTTTTTGGTTCTCTAGCGCCGTGAGCTTGGCTTGCAGGGATTTGTTTTCATCGACCAGAGTCAATATGCGGGCACGAAGCTCCTGATTTTCTACCACAGTGGCTGCAATATTCCGGTCTTGATTTACGCGCTCCTGCTCTTCTTTCGCAAGGGCTGTGCGGAGGTCGCCCAAGCTGTTTTTGATGATTAACAAATCAGCGGGGCTTCCTGAAATGCTGGGGTTTCCATCTGGATCAAGCAAAACAGATTCAAGGTTGTTTAGTGCTTCCATGCGTCCTCCGTACGAAAAGAAAAAGATTTTGAAGTTATGGGCGTGAAGATGATGTTCCGCAAACAGCCATTGCAAAACACAGTCATGCTGTAGTTTGCGCACATGTAATCAACGACATCCACTGTAGTTGTTCCGTGATACCCGGCGACACGGGCCATATTCCCAAGGATGCGAGACGCCTCTTTTGCGGTTTCAGGATTGCTCATGGCTGGCCTTTCATTGTTGCGTCGATGGCGTTATCCAATTCGCTTTTTGACGCATTGTGATTTGCATATTCACCGTAACAAACAACGTCGTTGTAGGTCTGATACTCAGGTCCCACATACCAGTCAAGCTGGGGCAAAAGGCGATACCTCTCTGCATCAGCCTTACACCCACTCAGCGCATTGGTGGCCATACGCACCAGCACCTCATCCACGTTCTCGCTGCCAATAGCAATGACGCCTTTTGGATGCCCAAGCGCCTCGGACAGCTTAGACATGTACTCAGCGCTCACTTGGACTTTTCGCGTCGCGTTGTTAATCTCTTGCCCCGTGTGCCACGCCCCACAAGCCTGCCACGCCTCCCAACGGGCTTGGATTTGGGTGTGGCTATAACGGAAGTTCAACGCTGTTCCGGTTCCGGGTGAAATGTACCCATAGGTACATTGATGCCACTCCTCAAAATGCCGTCTGAAATTCATGCTCACTCCTTCATTGTGTACTCCCGAAGCGGGAAGCCCCGGTCGTTGGTTTGTGTTCTTACCTCACCGACAATCACATCCAGTTGCACATATTGCCACAGTGTAGATAGAACCCTTTTCAGAGGGATTTTAATGCTCGCTGCAATTTGAGGTGCTGTGCATCTAGGGTGGGTAACTATGTACTCGATGACTCTGTGAACCTTAATGCCTAAACGACGTTGTTTGCTCCTGTTACCAGTATCCTTCCTGTCCGTTTTGGCCCGAGGCTGAGGGATAAACTTGAAGTCCGGCCAAGCAGACCCAGGAGCTAGAACTGTCTTCATACAAGATTCCGGTCGGTGAATCACAGTCCGTCTTCGCCAGTTTCATCTGGGTCACCTTTGTTGATAGCAACAATGGCAATAGCTACAAAAGCACCGAGACAAATAAAAGCAATAGCAACAATATAGTGCATGGCTGGCTCCTGTTAGGTTGACGAATCTCTTCGGTGTCTGTCCAATAGTCTTCTCTCAGCCTCTTTCACCGGTAGACTTGTCGAAGGAGTTAGTTCTCCTATGGGCAGACACCGAAGAGCCCTCGTTCAGAGGGTCTTCACGCTTGGCTCTTAGACTGCGTAACCTTTGCGGCGCAGTTCGCAACGGTACCAAGAACCGTAATGACGATGGTTTTCACCGATCAGTTTCAGACCGTTAGGACCAAACTTGTCCCAGACATCTTGGTTCGACGCGCCAGCAATAATGGCTTCACGGATCAACGAAGACACACTGACCTTGGCGCCGGTCTTTTCCGCAGCAACTTCTGCCTTAGTAACTTTGGCAGGCTTTTCAGCTTTAGCAACCGGAACTGGAGCGGTCTTGGCAGCCAGCGCAGGGTTCTTGGCAACGAACTTCTTGGCACCTTCGATGTCAGTGTAGAAGATACCATC